GAGTAGCTCAAGCAGTATGCCCCAGGCCGCACCAGCAAGTACTGCTGTATAGACGACGGCACCTGCTTTGCCAACGAAATCCTCCCAAGATTCAGTGAACTTCCTGAACCGTTCGACGAAGCCTTCGAATCCCTCTACCTTTGTTTCGATGAAGTCGAAGAACTTATGAAGCAGTTCAGAAACTGCGTCGAAGATCGGACTGAGCCGTTCGAGCTGAGAAGCAAGCTTCTCGAAGACTTCCGTTAGCTTCTCGACAACAGCACTGTCCCTGATCGTGGTGAAGAGGCCCTGAGCATGATCGCGGAGGCTACGGAACAGGGAGAGCATATGCTCAACAGGGACCGTCTCCGAGATCTTGTTCCAGAGGCGCGAGAATATGTCGCGAAGCTTCTCTAGGAAGTCAGAGACATTGTCTACGACAACTTCTCTGAAACTGCGCGCCAGATCCAGAAACTTAGCAACGAGACGCCCCACCCATTCAACGACAGAGCTGATAGGTCTCGGAAGATGCTGAAGCCAGTCATTCAGCCAATCTCCATCGCTGAAGACGAACCTGAAGTACTGGTGAAGTGCTTTGAAACCACTAACCAGACCCAGGAACTTGTCGCGCACAATCTGCAGAAGAGAGGGAAGTTTGCCGAACAGGTCGGTGAGCTCTGTGATCGCTTTGACAGCTATCTCCTTTACGAAGGAGAAGAGGCTTCCAACAGCGGAAAAGATGCCGGAAACTGTCCTTGAGAAGGAAGCTGCTATCCGTTCGAACTTCTCATTTCCGGCGATATCGGCAATGAGTACAGTAAAGCTCTCCAGCAGCTTGAACATCGGCAAGAATGCTTTCGCCGCAAGCTCTTCTACAGCACGCTTGAACCTCACCCGAGCGCCTTCGAAGGTATGCGTCGACTTTTCTAGCGCTCCATCGAACCGGTTGAGGCTCGCGGAGAAAGTCTCCCATATTTCCGAAGAAGAAGCTCCAGCCTTCTGCATCGCTTTCAACTTTTCCACGACATCGGGCGTAACGACACCCATACGCTGGAGCCGTTTCAGGTACAGACTGATCGGTTGCCCCTCTTGTAGAGAAGCGTACATTCTGCCGATGAATGTTGAGATCGTAGTAAACGACTCGCCTGTTGCAACAGAGGCGTTACCAAGCTTCTCGAGATTCTCCTCGGTAAGAAGCGCTCCTGCACCAAACTTGAGCAACTGTCTTCCGGCAGTGATCACCGACTCCGTTGGGAACGGGGTCTGTTTGGCGAACGTGATCAGTTCTTCAAGCTTCTCCTTCGCCGCATCTTCTGAACCAAGAAACGTCGAGAACTGTAGTTCTGCTTTCTCGAGATGCGAGTTGAAGCCAATGATAGCTTCCGAAACACCCTCGAACGCTTCATGGATCGCAGAGAGTCCAACTTCGGCGATTCCGAGGCCCGCCCCGATCTTGAACGCGTCAGTCAAGAACTCAGAGATTGACCCTGAACTCTTTTCCGCTTCGTGTTCCGCCTGCTGAAGACCCTGATCGAACTCGCTTGTATCAGTCGTCAGGCGAAACGTTGCGGAGCCAATCTCGCCTTCACTGGGCATCGATCAGTTCTCCATCCGGTCCTTCGATCTTGACGCCGAATCCGAGAGCTGTTGCAGATGCAATCACTTCTTCCGACGTCCGAGCTGCAGGTGAGGAGAAGCTCGGACGCGCGTACGCCGTGAGCCTGCGCATGAAGGCACGCGCATCTGAAGGCTTCATGTAGGGGAGAGCTGCTGCCTGCGCATGCAGAAGCATGTACTCAGCCTTCAACCGCTCCAGCTCTTCGAGGTACACACGCTTTGCCCAGGCGGGCATGCGCGTGAGTTCGAAGAACGACAGTCCATACCAGAAGGAGAGGTCAGCATACGGCCTGTATCGCGCGTCACTGCGCTCCGTCAAGCCCTTCTGCCTTCCGCTGCTCTTCTGAGATCTTGGTCATGTGCGCGAGAATGCGCGCCTGCTGACCAGGCTTGAGTGCCGCGGCAACTTCATACGGCATGTCGGTCACGATCGTCAGCATCTCTGTGCGCAAGTCACGCATGCGCGCCGCAAGTCTCGTCGCGATCGCATCTGACCGCTCCCTGTCGAACTGCTCCTGAAGAAGCTTCTCTTTCTTGATGAGCAGCCGAAGGGCGGCCTCATCTTCGTCCGAGAGATAGTCCGTAGTCTTCATGGTGTAGATGCGATCGTCCACCATGAAGGTCGGTGCGGGCGCAACCTCTGTCGTGATCGCGAAGAGAGGCTCGGAGCGAGCCCCCTGCGCGTGCGACTCCGTGCTGTTATCGGTTGTCATGGCTGTGACTCCTTTCCGTCTGTGCCTTCGACAATCACTTGGAATCCGAGCTCTCGGCACGCAGCGAGTAGGCGCGCGTACTCCCGCTGGAGCCGCTTCGCCTCTCGCCGATGTGCCGTCGCTGCGCGCTTGTGGTCGCGTGCGTCAGCATAGATCTGACGCGCACGATCTGTGAGAATCGTCTGCACCATGTCGGAGGGCTGGGCCTGAAGCTGGGCCTCAACTGACATGCTGCCTCCAGTACTAACTACTACGCCGGCGTCACGGTTCCGAGCCTGAGCACCGTGTTCGAGTCGAACGCCAGCACGTGGAACTCAACTGCAAGAACAGCCTTGTCCCCTTTCACGAACTGCACCTGAGGCGTTCCCGCCTGGTACACAGTCGAGAGCTGGTACTGCGCGACCGCGTTCGGCGTACCACCTGTCGCGAGCGGCGATGGGAACCGCACGAGCATCTGGACGGTGTTGACAGCCACGCCAAGGTCAAGCGGCATGTTCTTGTCGTTCGCGCCTGTCGAGATCGTGGCCTCATTCAGCGCATGCGCGAAGTTCTCAGCCGTGAGCTCTGCGATCGAGAACGACACCACAACGCCGAGCGCGTTCCTGATCGCCTTGACAGGATACGCCGTCTGGTCAACCGTGATCTCGTTGACCGTCTGCGTGTGCTGGATCTGCACACCGCCTTCTGTGTAGCCAAGGTAGTACCACGCCGTTAGCCCAGACGTCGTGACCTGTCCCGCCACCGTTGAAGAGCCATTGTTCGGCACGGTGCGCGGGTTCAGCAGTTGTGCGCATGTCGGGAACGTCGTACCCGTTGGCGCGATGTAGACATCTGCCGGCGATGCGACAACATCGAATGGAGCGACAGCCATCTTTCCTCCTCTCTTACTCCGTTACGTGTTCCGCACGTGTGTCGCTTGCACTTCCTCACTGCCCCAGAACGTGACGCAAGCTCTCACGTCTGGTGGTAACTGCCCTCTCGTCGTCATTCCTCCTCGTCGAGATCTTCGAGTTCCTCGGAGAGTGCTTCCTCTGAGGCCGCAGCCTCCTCCTCCATCTCCGCGAGCGCGCGCGCCCGCGCCTCCTGTTCGAGGCGTCTGCGCTCTTCTTCGCGTGCTAGCTCTTCGGCCCTCCGCTCTTCCTCCGCACGCGCGATCTCAGCGAGCCTCGCCTCTTCGGCCTCACGAGCTGCCCGAGCTTCCTCTTCGAGAGCCGCCTTCCGCGCCTCGACGAGTGCACGCCACTTCGCATTCGCACTCGCCTTCATCGCGCGGTAGTGTTCGGTCTCTTCGATCGGGATATCGGATGCATCACTCGTCACGTGCTACCCTCCTTTCCCCTGCTACGGCAACCGAAACGCCCAGAAGTCCGCCCCTCCTGCCCCTGTCGTGAGCTCTATCGAGCAGAAGCCAGACGAGTCGTTGTACAGGGCAGGATCGAATGGCCCCATGACTGAGACGCCGTCGTTCGTCCCAGAGGCCGGAAGAGTCGTCGGTCCGATATCGTTCACGGCAAGCCCCTGCACTGTTGCTCCCGTGATAAATGTTATCGAGCCTGCAGCTCCTTTGTTGACAACAACGACGAAGACTTTTCCGTCATTGAGGAACTTGACGCCGTTGCCGGAACCTGCAGTGACATTCTGCGGAGCCGTGTTCGTGACAGCAGCAGTGCCTGACGACGTGGGCACTTTCGTCAGTGTTGTCGGAGTGATCGTCGTGAATGCCATCTGTCTACTCCTTTACCCCTACGGAAGGCGATATGCCCAGAAATCAGCACCGCCTGCACCTGTTGTAAGCTCGACTCTGATCTTGCTCGTCACAGGGTCATTACACGTCAAAGTGTCGAATGGCCCAAAGATTGACATACCATCGTTCGTTCCAGAGGCTGGAAGCGTGATGGAGCCAATATCCGCGATCGCGAGTCCTCGCCACGTGCCCATGGTAATGAGCGAGAGCGTCCCCGCGGCGCCTTTGTTCATGATGAGCAGAAACGTCTGGCCGTCATTCACGACCTCGATTCCATTTCCAGCGCCCGCGGTTACAGCTTGGCCAGGAGAGTTGAAGATCTGCGTCCCAGAAACTGGATCCGCCAGTTGGATCTGCGAAATCGTCGTAAAGGCCATACAGCTTGCTCCTTCCTATGCCACCGCTATCGCTGAGACATAGAGCTCAGCAAAGAGGTCTGTTTCCCACAGCTCTTCTGTCTGCCGCAGTGTCGGGCCTCCAGCGACAAACATCGATGAGATCCGGTAGTAATGGCCATCACTCAGGAGCGGCGTAAGTACGTTCACAGCTCCATGGATTGCGGCCTGAACCGTCCGTTGGATCAGCTCAGCCTGTGTGAGTGTTGGATGGACACAGGCGATGCGAAGGCGTGAACGCAGCATCGGAACATGTCGCTCAACCGTGTTGATGCCTCCGGAGAAGATCGAGATCGCTCCCTGTTTCTCCGCCTCGTACGTCGCACCTCCGACGAAGATGCCGCCTGGAGCGACAGCAACAACTTCCGGAATGCTCTTCAGGTAAAGGAGCAGCATCTCAAGCGTCGAGGGAGTGGGAGTCATGAGATAACAGCTCCTTCCTCTTCGAACGCTTGACGGAAGATGTCAGCGACGGCATCGAGAGAAGCCTCGTAGGCGGGCTGCAGATACTCATGTCCAGGCCGCACTTCTTCGTAGATCGCGTACGGAATCCAGGAGCCAACGAGAACCGTCGCAATGCTCTCACTCTCCCAGGTCGGAAGCTCCATCGTCGCATCTCCCTGCATATCGAAGAGGTCTATGTCGTGTCGAGCGAAGTCGAAATCGTTCTCCCCTGTGTACTCTGCGGGAGCAGCATGGATTGAACGTCTGAGCGTGCCTGTCACGACGTGCGCATTCTCCTTCGCCGACGCGACGATGGTCTCAGCCCACGCAACCATCGCGCGACCGACTGCGATCCGCGCGCGATCGCCCAGCTCCTGTCCGTGCCACTGCAGCTCAAAGTCAGCCACCTGTGTATCCCCTGTAGAGCGTACACGGCACTTCGATGTGATGAGACCTTCCGTCTGCTGTCGAGATCGGCTTGCGAAGCTGCGGGATGAGGTTACGCGCGATCACAGTGCCATCTGGCCGCGTGACCATCGTAATGCGGTCCTGTTCGTCGAGCTGCACAGTTGCAGGAAAGTAGACGATGTGGTCGATGCGGACAATGCCTTGTGTCGTCTCGAGCGCCGTGATCCCCCCAGTTGGGTTCGACAGTCGGCAAGGCACATTCTCAGCCTTCTTCGTGTACTCGAGCACAGACTGGCCGAATCTGTCCACCTGTGACGACGGGGCTTCGATCGTCGCGCGGTGAGGCATGAGTGTGCTGATGCTCATACCGTCCTCACCTTCGGCGCCTTGAATGGGCGAAGCCAGGCGATGGCGCGATCTGGCACGCCCTGTGCGTCTGCTTGCCCTGACGCGCGCGAGTATGAGTAGTCGCCGAGACGCTCCGACACGACATCAGATACCGATGACTCCTGCTGCGTGTACCAGGACGCAGCGATCAGTGCCGTCGCTTCTCTGACAGGTTTCGGCACATGCGCTGATGCGGTGTACGTGACCTCCACCCTGTCGTACGTGCCCACGATCCTGGATTGCGCCCAGATCGGAGTGTCGAACTGAGCTGGAGAGCCAGGGCCGATGAGTCCGAGTCCACGGTACAGCAGCTGGACTTTGCCTTCTTTGAGCACCTGAAACGACTGGTTCGGTGTCAGCTGTTCTCCCACAGACGCTGCAGATCTGAACACGGCAACAGCTACATTAGTCGGGGTGCGGTCGCGCAGTATGAGGATCGCGTCCCAGCGCACGTTGTTGAACTTCTCAGTGACTGTCCCCTGGACATCGAGGTCGCGACCGAGATACTCGCGCACCCACTCTTCTGCAGCTTCAAGCAAAGGCGTAACTTCGCTCGAGATGTCTTGATCCATCGCTCGAAGCCACCGCTGCACATCTGAAACTGTCGCGATCGTCATCGCTCAGACCTCGATCACGAGAGTCACGGTTACGCAGTCAACGATCGCATTTGATGCGGAGACAGCGACCGTGATGTTGCCATTGGCGAACAGGGGAGATGCGCGCGTTGGGCTCTCGGTTGACGGAACATCGGTCGCGAGAGCTCCCGCCTGCTTGAGAGGTTCAACGACCTGCCTGATGGGGATGTCGGTATTGCCTGCGGAAACCGTCACGACATCGCGTGTGCCTCCAACACCGACATCCTGCAACTTGACGACAGTCGTTGCGGGAGCCGTTGGGGCGTAATCTACTCCGACGCCAACGAGGCGACAGGGCGGCACACCGATGCGCGCAGTCCCCGTTGCTGCTCCTGCAGATCCTGTCGTTGTGACCCGTACGGTGAGTGTGCGGAGCGCCATCACTCCTCCCCTTCGTCGATCACAACCTCTTCTACCACATCGTCGTCATCGTCAGCCTCAGCCTCAGCCTCTGGCTCTGCGTCAGATGATGCCTCCGAAGCGGCCTGCTCCTCGTAGTCTGGATGCGCACGTGTCAGATGCACGCGGACACCGATCTTCGATCGCATCTCGGCGTTGCACACGGGGCAGAGGAAGCGTTCGGCGTTGCCTTCGCGCACGTCACGTCGCGTGAGAGGCTGCGTCCCAGGCGGGTCTGATGCCTGTTCGTAGAAGACGGGAGCCGGTTCAGGAGCTTCAGGATCCGCAGGAGCGGCCACTTCGCGCACGATAAGCCCTTCATGCACGCGCGCAGCTTCTGCCGTGCTGTCGTCCACGACATAGACGCCTGGCCGATAGAGCTTGCCCGCATACCCCCAGATTCCGACATGTCCGGTCACTTCGAGCTCGTACACGAGGCTACTCCCACATGATGAGGTGGATGCTGTCGCCTGCAGCCCAGTCCGTTGCGCCCGAGTTGTCCACGATCGCGTATCCGGGGATGGAGCCCGATGGAGCCACGAACGTCACTGCACCATCCCACGCTTTGCGCACGCCCGCCGACGTGTGCACCTCGACGTGCCACACCGACGGATTGCCAGAGAAGCCATGCGGGACGTAGACTTTGCCCTCCGTCACTTCTGCCGCCGTCGCCGTCCGCGCGACAGCAACATACCGCTGGACAGAAGGGTTGAAGCCACCCGATGTCGAGGTCGCGTCGAATGCGCCGTTCGCCATCGTCTCGGTGGTCGTGAGCGAAAGAGCGCCGCTCGACTCGCCGAACAGGAGCACAGCCGTCGTACCGATCGCGACAGCCTTGAGCTTGTTGATCCCTTTGTCCGTGCCGCCGTCGTTATTGACGATGTGGACGAACGAGGAGATGAAGTTCGCGGCGCTGGTCGACAGCACGCCGAGCGGGATGCGCCCGGCGGTAACAGACGACTTGGTCACCGCCGCGTTCGTGTGCGTTGCAGGAGTCGTCCCCGCCCAACCACGCACCACTTTGACCGTGTTCGCGTCTTTGACGGCGAGGACCTTCATGATCTCCGTGTCCGCCTTGATCACGTCGTTGGCGTTGAGACCATGGTTGGTGAGGGTCAAGAGCGTTGATGTCGTGTCAGCAACGGTGAGCGTGGGAGTGACAGGCGTCGTGAGCGTGTCGATCTCGAGCACATCTGCGCCAACCGTCACCGTCTCCGTGTCTGACGTCACGCCCGACACGCGCAAGATTCCGTACTCGCGATCCTGCGACGTGTTCAGCAAGCGCCTGAGGTCTTTGACGCGGGCGAAACCGCGTCCAATGTCGAAGCTGAGCGTTGTTCGTGCCACTGGTTCCTATTCCTCCTTGCTGGGCCTTTCGGTTTGTTGACCCTGTCTGTTTCAGGTATGAGGGGCGGAAATTACCGCCCCTCACCCTAGCCCTGACGCAAGCTTTACCTCCAGAACCTTTACGGTTCGACGTCCACGTTCTTCGCGACCACGGTCGCGGGCACGTGAGCGACTTTGGCGTCAACACGCGTCGAGACAACGAACGATGTCGCTCCCTCGCGCGGGTCACGCCACTTCTCCATCCGCACCTGACGCCTAAACCCTGCGTACAGGTTCATGCGGTGCGTCAAGAGGATCGTCGACCGGTCCGGTGTGCCAGGAGTCACCGCCTGGAGCGGCACGCCCTTGATTGGGATCTCCTGGTACATGAGCTGCGTCCCACCCTGGAGCATCATGTCTCCGAGCGGCGTACCACGCGCAGCGAGTGTGTCGCGATACTTCTCTTCGAGCCTCTGCGGGACGTAGAACCGCATGTTGGCCTTGTCCCTCTTGTACTTGTCAGGCAAGGCCGAGAGCATCTTGGAGAAGATCGCTTGATAGTCCTGACCGTCCGCCGAGGCGTCATACGTGTTGTTGCCCGCCCCGGTCGTCGCCTGCTTGATCCACCCGTCGAGAAGGGCGAGGTAGGGGTCGCCAGACGTCGTGTCGCCGTTGAGCATGAGCTCTTCGATGTCGCGACCAACGGCTTCTGCGATCATCGCCATGAGCGTGTCCGCGAAGCCCTCCTGCTCGACCTGATCTTCCAGCACCTCGTCCGACACAGGCACTTCGCCGCGCAACAGGACCGTGCTGATCTCAACGACACCCGTTGTCGGGACAGCGCGATCCGCATCCGCAAGACGCGTCGCCTCGACGCCGGGCTTCAAGACGCGTGACGCGAAGTCGATCTTCGACTCCTGCCACTTGTTAGCGTTAGCCATGACGGTCCGCACGTCAGGCAAGATCACTTGCGGCGTGATCGCCAGGCGAAGGAACGTCCTGACCTGTTCGATTGTGAGCGGAGCCTGACCTGGCCCACCGAAATCAGCCGCGTCTGGTGAAGACGAGATATTCAGTGTGGCCTTCTGCAGAAGCTCCGCGTTACTGAGACGTGCCATAGTCTCCTCCTCCTCGTCTCTCACTAACCCAAGATGATGGGCGTGCCCATCGGCCGCTTGTTCAACGCCGCGAAGACGCTGTCGAAGCTTTCGCGCTTCGCCTTGCCCTTCGTGACAGGCTCGGACTTGTCGGTCTCTTCGAAGTCGTCAGCCGCGATCGCCTTCGTCACCGCGGTGCTCGCCTCGACACGCTCGAGCCTTTCGAGCATCTTCGCGAGCACATCGGCGTGCGCCTCCGAGTCTTCAACTGACTTCTTGACCGCGGTCGCGATCTCGCCATCCGGAGAGAGCGCCTTCGCGATCTTTTCCACCTGTTCGGCGAGTTCCGCGACTTTGGCCTCGAGTGACTTCTTCGTCTGTTCCTCCTGACTCGGTGTCGGCGCTGAAGCCTCTTCCGAACTCGACGCCTCCAACTCAGAGAGCGCCTTCGTGAGCGACTCGTTGAGCCCCTTGAAGAACTCCTCGAGCAACTTCGTCGTTTCTGTTGCCATGAACTTTCCTTCCTCCTCTACTTCATGCGGCACTCAGATCTGTGCCGCACTGCTTGCAGCTACCGGCTTCCGCATCATTCAGCGCGCCACAGTGAGGGCAGATGATTCCTTCGACACTACCGGCGTCTGCGGAATCTGCCTTCTCTGCCGCAGTCGCAGTGAGCGCCTCGAAGATCGATGCTGAGAGCTTCGACACAGCCTCTTCGAGTGCGTCACGCGAAGCAGTCCCTGACTTCTTCATCGTGACGACGGACGCGATGAAGGGGGGCCAGTTCTTTGCGAACGCGCGCATGAGTTCTTGGACTTCTTCCTGTTCTGAAGTTCCGGGCGCTGTCTTTGCTGCCTTCTCTTCGCGTTGCGCACGACCAATGAGCGACCGGAGTGCTCGGTACATGCGTTCGCGCGCGGACAGCTTGAGCGGAGACGTAGCTTCGACCGATTGCGAGGCCTCGGACTTGGCGATGTAGCCAAGCTGATCGAACCAGGCGAGAAGGGTGTCAGCAGCCTTCTGCACGTGATCCGGCGCCTGCGCGAGCGTCTCCCCATCGCGCAGTTTCTGAAGCAGGCCGCCGAGCACCTCATGAGCCTTGATGAGCTCCATTTCTTCCTCGACGGCCTTCGCAAGTTCTGTCGTTACACTCACCTCCTCCGCAGTTTTCATAACCATCCAACCCTCCTCCTCGTTCGCTGGATGATCGACCCCGGACGTCTCCTGCCACTTGATGTCAACGAGCGCACGGGGGGCGCCGTGGATAAACGGTGCCAGCGTCGCTCCCCGGTTCTGCGCGTCCGTCATCCTGTTCCCCCACATAAAAGGCGCTCGTCCCTCACGACGGCGCCTTCAATGCTGTGCCTCCGTTACTTTGGCAGTTATTGAGCTCGAGGGCCAGCCCTCGGTAGCTTTCACTTACAATAATGAACAGCCCAACTTTGTCATGTCAAGAGTCTTGAGTTTCAAGAACTAGGCTCGTCTAGCTGCAAAGAAACTCGGACGGAACTGTTCTTCCCAAGCTTCAGCACGATTCGAAGGGAAAGTCCATACGTGACAGCTAGTGCGACAGCGTCTTCCACTTTCGCCCCAGCGAGCGCTCGGATGAGCGTCTCGCGCGCGCGTTTGACCGATGGATGCGTACTCGGGAGCATGACGGGACGAGGCCCGGACGTCGTCATGGAGAAGGTTCTTCTTCTACTCGGAACTCGTACGTCATAGCCGTCTTGACCGTGTCAGGGTGAGACTCCAAGAAGTAGGCGAGGGCGAGAGCTGGTTCATGCGCCAGACATGACAGCTGAAGCCACGCTTCGGCTCCGGCCCTTCTGTACAAGATCTTGAACTGCCGACGCGCATGTTCTACTGATTTTTCCGCGTCAAGAGGTAGCATTTACACACTCCTCTTAGACTAAGAGACGACGAGGCGCTTCGCTTTCCCTCCGAACGAGAACCCCCTGATGGCGCCCGCTTTCACAAGGTCCCACGCATCTGGCTCCCAGATGACGCCCATGTACACCGAGTCTTTCGGAATGGTGCGCGTCTCAACCGTTCCATCAGGCAGCATGAACTGCGCCTCGACATCGTACGGCCACTGCACGATATCGACCCACTCGCCAATCTTCTTCATGCCGACACCGGGGAGCATACCATGCTGCCGGTAGATGTTCCTGTCTCCGCCCTGCACGTAAGAGACGCGCGCGTCAAACAGCTCGTCAGGAGTAGCGAACTCGTTATGCGCGTCGAGGACGGGGTCATCGAATGCACGCGGGGAAGACTTGTAGACGACCGAGAACGTGTACCGCTTCGCGTCATCCGCCTTCATGAGCGTCTCAGCGTAGAACTTCGTCTCCGTCTCTTCGTCTTTCACGACGTGTTCGGGTTGCACAGCTTGGGTGTCAGGCTCAACTGCGGGCGTAGAAGTCTCTTGTGCAGCAGCCTGGACCTGGTGCGGGTGCGAGTGCGGACGTACATGTACGGCGTACTTGCGGTCATGGCGAGGAAGTAGCCAGTGGCCTTCTTCTTGCCTCGGAGCATCTTCTTTGCCTGTCAACCATCGCATGCCCGCTGAGATCAACGGTGTCCAACGGCCGTGCTGATCTCGGGGCTGACCTTCGTGGTACTTTTGGACGCCGAGCAGTTGTTCAGCGAGTGCGACGAGTTCTGCGTACGCCATCTTGTGTTCGACGCGCCGCATAATCTCCGCGCAGTAAGCTTTGGGATCTTCCTTGTCCGCATTCTGCTCGACGCAGTCATCGAAGTTCAGATAGTTCGCGAACGGCATAGTCTACTTCTCCGAAAGCTCCTCCACATGTTCCCGAAGAGCTGTCATTACCGCCCTCCTGCTGGTCACACACACCTTTTATGATACGAGCTCTTCGTTCAAGAGCTCATCTTCGTCCCCCAAGAAGAGCTCGCGCGGAGGAAGCCAGCCACGTGTATCCGCAGCAAGTGCACACCGGCACCAGGGGTGTGCGGGTGGGTGCATGATCTCATCACCAGACACAGAGAAGAAGGGCTCATCGATCTCGACGTAGCCCTGTGCCGCATTTTCCAGACACGTAGGACATACAGGGGTGAGTTCGGCTGAAGGTGAGTCCTCCGCTGTAAGCCATCTGCGCGCGCGGATGCCGTTGCGTTCGAACGTCTCAAACGTCACCGCCTCCCATGCACGCGCAGTCTCAGTACGCGCGATCACTTCTGCCCGTCTGCGCGCCAGATCTTCGACGCGCGCGCGCAAGTCAGAAATGAGGTCATCGATGGGCTTCGGATTCTGCGGGTCAGTAGCTTCAACGATCAGACGCGCGATATCCTGTGCATCTTTTCCGAAAGAGTCTTTGAGATAGTCGCGCGCCGTATCAGCAAGTTCTGGAAAGAGCGTGCGGAACGTCTCCTCCGGCGTTGTCCAATCGAAGCCATCCTCAAACCCGAGTTCGGTTGTCGCTAATCTTCCTGCGGACTCCGCGACATCTGCGATCGTGTCCAGCACCGTATCCGCCTCATACTCGAGGTCTTCGTCAGAAAGCTCCATCAGCCGCGCGATCGCGTCAATGAGTTGTTCCTCGTCTGCGTCTGCTTTCTGCACGATCTCGACAGGGAGAGGGGAACGGGCGGGAGCGCGATGTGCACGCGCGATCGCGACCAGGGTCTCGTACGGCGGATACTTACTCCGCATTCTCTCAAACGACTGGGTCACAGCCCGCAGCACCTTCTTTTCCACGCGCTGCTTGATTCTGCTCGTGCTACCATACAACTGCGGTGCGGAAGCTGCGCGAAGAAGATGCTCGTAGACCTTGCGGATACGGGCGAGACGTCGAAGTCGGGGTGAGTATCTAGCCTTAGTGATGATTGGTTCCACGCATCGAAAACCCTTCTTCCATCAGTAACATCTCCGTCACGTCGTCAAGGCGCGAGAGCGATTGTTCGATGCGATCGCGAAGAGCTTTCGTCATCGCTCCAGGAACAGGAAGCGGACCCGGAGGTGCTGTGCCATCATCTGGCACAACGCTTTGGCGTGTCGCGCTTGATGGGAGGGCAAGGTCATTCGCCTTCAGCCACTCAGAGAGTGTCAGATCTGCGAAGCGATCGTCGTAGGACATATGCAGCCGTGCTCTGCCTTCGTTGATCGTCATGAGGTCGAGCATGACGAGCTGGTGCACAATGGACGCATCGACAGACTCATCTGAGATGTCGAGTGCTTCGAAGTCCATCTTGTACGCGAGTTGTGAAGGTGTCGGAGGGGGCTCGCCGACGATGCCGCCTCCCGCTTTATAGCGCGCGAACTCGACCTCGACAAAGCGGTTCAGTCTGTCCTCGATGATGTCTTGACCACGTGCTACGACGCCATCTTTGTAGATGCGGTTGGTGACATTCGCGATCGAGCCGCCAAGAAATCCCTGACGTGCGATGCCCAGCCGGTCAGGCGGGACGCGGTGTGCTGTGAGCACCGCCTCATCCATCATCGACAGCATGCGGGCGAAGTGGAGATCATTCTGCTGTACTGTGATGCGCTCGATCTGCACACGCGCATCGCCTTCGATCGGCAAGAGCAGGTTGCGGTGTGGGTCTTTGTGCTGCTCTCGAAGCTGCTCCTCCAACTCGTCGATCGTGCGGTCGACATCTTTCGCGAGACCAGAGACGATGATCACGAGACGAGGTTCGCGCGCATTCGAGAACCAGAGCACATTGTAGTCACGAGCCGCGATCGCGAGGCTGATATGACCGACCGCAGAGATGTATGTCGGGATGCCATACCATGTTGAGCGCCGAGATGGCTTCCGGAAGATCAGCAACTCGTTCGCCAGCTCCTGTGCTGGAGTACCATCTGGAGCAGGCCGGCCGTTCTTCGCGTAGAAATTGCCTGACTCATTCCAGAGCTTGAACCAGACCTGCCGCCCCTGTCTGATCTGAGCGAACAGTCGACCAGAGCGGTGCGCGCGCACAGTGTGCGCGGGGACGGGATAGATCTGACGTACGACACCGCGCGTGTCACGCGCGACTTCGATCATGCCCCAGGCGAGCGTCTCGTAATCTGTCTGCATCGCCTGCAGCACTTCGAGTGACGTCATGTCAGAGGTGAGACTCTCCCACCACTCCTCGAGCTCTTGCTTCTGCGCGGGGTCAGCGTCCTCATGCGCGCGCTTCGGCACGAAGATTGGGCCACCAGCGATGATGTCTGACACCTTCTGCTCGATGCATGCTGCATGGATGGGATGAGCTTCGGCGAGTGTGACGAGCTGCTCAAACGAGTAGGGCGGAATGCGCAAGGCATTGCCATACCCAGAGACGTTGAGGAAAGGGTCTTCTGTGAGTTGTCGAGATGGGAACTCGCGCATGACGAGTCCATCGCTATCGCGCGCGGTTGAAGAGGCGGCCTTGCTGATGCCTCCGAACGAGACGACACGCGCGATGCGAGCACCTGAACTCTGCGGCTCGTCCTCTGGGACGAAAGGTTCTGCCATGATCCCTCCATCTCCGGACGTGTCACGTCATGACGTCCGATGACGTAGTAATCATCATATTGCAGAACCAGAGGCTTGGTAAAAGCGGGGGGAGCCGGAGATTTTTCCGGCTCCCCCTGTCAGTAAGGTTGGGGGGCTTAGATGAGCCCCAACCTCACTAACCAGCTGTTGTGCCCATGCGGGCACTTGCCGTCCGGCTCGACCCGGCAACCATCGGTTGCGCGGGCGACGCCGTCCTCAAGCCATCGCTCGAGCTTCGCGAACGACGGCCGCTTGGTCGTGACCTTGTGGCGCTGCCCCGCGGGCCGGCCGCATGTCGGGCAGGTCTGCGTCTGCGTGTCCATCATCATCTCACCTCCTGCTAGGAGTATACGTCAGATGACGTCAGGCTGTCAAGGCCTTAGAAGCGGCGGAGGCGCAGAATCCGCGCGGGGCGTACGTCGCGGTGCTTGCCCAGGTGTGCACGCCACGCCATCGCACACGCAACGAGTGAGTCAGGAGGATGGCCTTTGCCGCTGTGCCGGTACAGGTCGTCGACCGTCGCGTAGAGGTGGTCAGCTGTCAGGCTTGCGATGTCGGGAGAGATCACGTCCCCGCGCTCGATAGCGAGGATCCAGTCCGAGAACAGCTGAGTACGCGTCATGCCATGCATCTTGATGGCGGATGCTTCCTCTTCGAGATAGTCTTCGACCACCGCCCCAATCCCTGTCCCATCGTGAGCAGCCTCTCCCCCATAGGCCGCGATCCTAGCATTGAGTCTCTCGATCATGAGCGGATACGGCTTCTTCTGATGCCGCTCAAACGACACAATGCGCGCGGGTGTTACATCTGTCCTGATCGTCACGATCGCTGTATAGTCTCTGTCGCGCGCCCAGTCTGCTCCATGCACATACGTCGCGCCCGGGACAGGCCTTTCGAACGTGTACTGCCGTCCAACAACATCATCTACTTTGCCGTACTTAGGATTGAAGCAGCGCTTGACTGCGAACGAGTCGATCGCGCGTCCTTCCGAGGACGGCTCTTGCAGCTCATACTCAACCTCCCACATCGATTCCGACACTTCATGACGCTTTCGCTCCACCTCTTCAACTGCAAGCCAGCCCCCGTTCTCTTCGAGATTCTCTTTGTAGCACCATTCACGCACAGGCCAGCCGTGCGCAGCCGCGCGCTTCTTGATCTCAGTCACTGTCCCATCCGGATAGTGATGGGTCGATGATAGCACCGTCTGCGCGCGGAACGAGAGGCCGGATGCTTTCGTCGATGAAAGTGTCTGGCCCATTGCTGCGTCGAGCACAGCGAGGTCCATCTCGTCACACTCGTCTAGGCGCAGCCTGTGTGGGTGCGGACCACGCGCCGATCGCGTCGAGGCGGTGAGCGCGCGAAGCCAGTTGCCATGAACTGTCTTCGTGAGCCACGTCAGGGGCTCGCGCGGCAAGAAGCGCCGAAACGGCCCTGTCATGCGCGCGATCGGTACGCCGTGCGCATCGCGCACGATGTAGGTGTAGTCCCAGACCTGCTTCGTCACCTCGTGCACGCGCTGTGACTGCTGCGCAGACCCGCCAAGCACTGCGACATTCATGCCGTCGAGAAGCTCGAGCAATGACAGGCCGCCGAGCATCGTCGACTTGCCCGCGAGGCCACGTGAGCCAAGCCAGACGATGATCGAATGCTGCGCAGTGTACGCCTCCCAGAACGCATCGAGAGGCGCTGTATGTCCGGGACAGACTGCTTTATCGGCGAGAATGATGCCGAAGAAGTCTCTGCAGAACTTCTTCAGCTCTTCTTTGGTCGATGGCGACAAGTAAGAGAAGAGCTTGCCGTCCGACTTCCTCCGGAAGGAGAGCTGGCCGACCTCTGGCAGCGCAGCGATCAGTTCGGGGTCATCGATCTGCAGCGTCGTCACGGCGTCCGGCCTCGTACATGCACGTGTCAGTGTAGTACATGCGTGCGCGTGAGTGCAGCAACGGCCCGCCGGCTAGAAACAAACGGGCCGTTACTGCCGTGTCACGCGATCAGCACATCGTATGCAGCGCTCGCCTCCCTGCACACGCTCGCGAGTGCGTCACGCGGAGTGACGCGATAGCTGGTGATGGCTGCTCGACAGACGGGCGTTGAGCTAGTGGAGTGGAGGTGGACGATGCATCGCAGAGGGAAGGTACAGCATGTACCGTCACCCAACGCCCGCCTGCAGAACAGCCATCTTGTTGTGTAGACAAAGTATTGCATACCTCCAGCTGCTATCCAAGACCTGCACACCCTGTCACGCATCCCCCTCACCGTGCGCGTGAGTCTCAGTTGAGTCTCGGATGAGGGCGTCAGCACCGAGCCCCACACGCTCAGCCGCAACACGCGCGACGAGTTCGCTATGCTCGATGCCGACGAACGTCCGGCCCTCGCAGAACGCCGCGACGAGTGTCGAGCCGGAGCCGCAGAACGGGTCGAGCACAGTGCCTTGCTGCGGCACGACGAGGCGGATGAGCCACCGCATGAGCTCGACAGGCTTGACGGTCGGATGCTCGTTGCTGACGCGCCCGCGTGCCATACGCTCCCGTACCGAAGCTTTGGCTGTGTAAAAGAACCGTGCAGCGCCCGGAGACGCATCGTCGAGTACAGCGATGGGGCAGTCAGGCACACAGCGGAAGGTCTCGCGCTCTCCAAACAGGCCTGGCTCGCGGACTGTCCCGCACCCGGGCGCGTGTGTAAGCAGCACGTTCGCAGGCCAGCGGCCCTCAGCAGGCGCCGCCCGGCGCGAGTCGTGTTCTCCGGCGTCGCGGATGCGTGCCGCATCGATGTGCAAAGCTCCCGTCCCATACGTCCGCACAGTCTCCGCCACCGTCCCTTGGGGCTGCTTGCGCACGAGCACAATCGGCTCCCAGGCGGGCTTGAGCCCTGTCCCCCACCCCGCCCACTCCTCAGCCTCTGCTGTGAAGCCTTGCGCGCGCAGTGTCTGCGCGATGTTGAGGCTCTTGGGAAAGCCCGAACCGTACAACCACATCAGACAGTCGCGCACGACGAAGCCCGCGTCTTCGAGCCCGCAGGCGAGGCGGTGATACGTCCGAGGCCCGCCAAACGCGACCAGATGGCCCCCCGGGACGAGTACGCGCAGCGCCTCTTTCCCCCACGCCGTGCAGAACTGCTGGAACTTCTCACCGCCAACATACTGCGATGGCCCGCGGTCGAGGAGATTGGCGTACGCGCGCTTCAGCTTCGTCTTGCTGCGCGTCCTCCGGTCGAAGCCCTCTGGCTTGAACTCGACCCACGACTCGAACCCGAGCCCATAGGGCGGGTCGGTCACGATCGCGTGTACCGATGCTGCAGGCAGACGCTGCATGACACGCACGCAGTCGCCGACAAAGATCTTCCCCCGCTGATCGCTGTCAGTTCTCATGGTGACCGCCGCGGATACCGTAGGGGCTGGGCGAGAGCGACGGTACCACGACAGGAACTGAAGGCACCGCTGCGGATACTCGACGCACCAAGGCGGAGTCCGAAAGTACCGGCGCGGTGACTGCGCGTACCGACGCGGATACTCAAGATACCAGCGCGGAGTCTGAAGTACCAGCGTGGGACTTGAAGGTACTGCCGCGGGAACTGAAGGGACCGGCGTAGGTACTGACGTGACTCAGCTGGGAACTGAAAGAACTGGGGCGGGCACGACAGGTACACACGCGTGCCTTGCGCGCCTGTTCGAGCACGGCCGCGCGTGGGGCGCGGTGCCAGGCAGTACCGACCTTCCTTCAATGGCGCCGTCATCATCCTCCAAGGTCAGGGCCGGGGAGGAAGAACCCGTGTGACGACATGCCGGAGTGCACAAACGCCGCTGTGCGCTCGCTGAGGCGGCGTACAGCTGCCTCAACAGCATCCGTCGAGAAGTGCGCAGCATTGCATTCTGGGATCTTGAGCCGCGCGGCTGTCTCGGCGAAGTCCGCGGCCGCGCTGAGGAAGACGAACGTCCACCGGTTCGCGCGCGTGCGCGCCCCGATCATCGCCGCAACTTTCCTGCCCGAGTATCTGCGAGAGCTGTTCTCCCCTCCGTCCGTCATGATGACACAGAGCATGCGGTCGTGCGCCGTCACCTGGCGCGCGTGCGCGTGCTCCTCGAACTCATCCAGCGTTGTGCCGATCGCGTCATACAGTGCTGTTCTGCCCGAGGGCCTGTACGCATCGAGTGCGTCGTGCACGTGCGCGAGCGACTGCATCACTGGCCCCTGTCTGATCGCGTCCGAGAACAGTGTCAGTGTGTACGTGACACGCCCCGCTGTGTCGTGCACGGAGCTGAGGTACGCGCGGACTGCGTCCACTGTCCTCCGCGCGTACGGCTCCATTGACGCAGACTCATCGAGCACAAGCAGCACATGAAGCTGCGCGGGCGCGTGTGCGTCAAGCTCCTGACGCGCCTCGACCATCCCGCGACTACGTACTGTCATCATCTCACTCCTCGCGGGACTGCGCCCGTTGTGCGCAGATAGCGTCGTACGCGGCCTGCACGCGGACGAACGCTTGCGCATCTCCGCCTACGTCAGGGTGGAGGATCTTGGCGAGGGCTCGGTACGCAGCGTGCACGACAGCATCTGGCGCGTCAGGCGTGACGTAGAGCGCTGCGTAATCTGGTTCCTCGCCGAGGCCCGAGTCGTCGCGGATGATGTAGTCGTAGTCCGCGAACGTGCCTAGCACGTCGTAGAGGTAGAAGCGGTGAATGCGCCAGACTTTGCGGTCACGGTCCCATTGCCGGAACGAGGGCGGGCACGTCCGGCGCAGATCGTCGAGGCACTCGCGGTCGTATGGGGAGCGGACCTCGTACCAGTCAGGGTCCGAGGTCCGCTTGACGTGCACCACGTCTGGCGCTCCGTATGATGTGCGTCTGCGCGTCATGCGATGCTCCGTGAGTTGTCGATCATCAGGACCCAGCGCGGGTTCTGTACCGCGCGTGACACCTGGTAGTCGACCGCCGCGAGCGCGTCCGCATCAACCCAGTTCTCGGGGTCGATGCAAACGACCTCGGACTCCGCGTAGAAGGCGCGCGCCCCATCGTCAAACACGACGCCGACGCGCTCCTCTCGCTCGCGCGTGAACCGGTTGTACACACACCCGGTCCAGAAGACTTGGCCCTCGCCTGTGCGAGGGCGGTTGCGCGCGCGGGGGGCGCTCACTGTCACGCGCTTGCCGAGCTCCGGCTTGCGTGCGTCTCGCGCGATCGCGTCAAGCAGGTCCTCGCGGATGCGTCGCGCGTACTCCGCGAGCGCCTGTTCGCGCTCCTCCGGCGTCGCCGGGACGAGCTCGTATAACTCGCCCGCCCAACTCGTGGACGCGTACACGACACGCCGGAACTTCTCGCCGTCCCAGACGATAGCGTAGAAGTCGCTATCGTCATAGCGGTTCAGTTCGCGCGTCTCGAGGACGCCGTAGAGCTTCTCCTTCGCCGTTGCCGTTGCCGTCGTTGTCGCTGTCATCGTTCACCTCCACCTACAGTATACGTCACGTGACGTGATGCTGTCAAGGCCTGAGGTGCGCGTCATGACGCCAGTGCAGCAGCCCCTGTCACGCGGCGCGCCCTGCGCTTGCGATGCAGCCTGAGCGCGCCCTCGAGCAATAGTGCGCACTCGTGGCACAGGAGGTGGGCTGAGGCAGCACGTGCTTTGAACATCACCCAGATCCGCGCCTTGCGCGTGCATAGGGCGCAGGGGGCTTTGAGCAAGTGCGCGTCTGAAACAACTACCCCTCCGATGCTGATCTCGTTCGTCGTCTTGGCCATCTCTTTTCTCCTCTCTGCTGTTCTCTGCTGTTCTCTCTGCTGTTCAGTTCGCGGAGAAGATGTCGAAGTAGTTCAGTCCGGTACGCACGTCGCGGGCTACGCGCACGAGCTCGCCCGCGATGCTAAGCATCACGATACATCGCTCGCAGCCCTTGTCCTCCGGTGGAGGCGGTGCGTGTTCCGCATGGATCCTCTCGAGCTCCCGGATGATCGCCTCCAAGAAGGCGATCGCGTCCGAGAGGTGGTCGGCTGTGTCCATCTAGTCCTCCAGCCCTTCCCACTCAACATCTCGGTCGAAGCCCTCGCGCTCCAACCGCGCGCAGGCACTACAGAGGATGTAAAACTCCTCGTAGTACCCGCACTCCTCCGGGTCCAGCCCGGAGCAGTACGACAGTTCATTGTCCGGGTCGATCATCCGGATCGGGATGTATCCCGGCATGTACTCCGTCTGCTGCTGCTTCTGCGTCTGCATCATGTCACCTCCTACATACCTAGTATACGTCATGTGACGTGATGCTGTCAAGGCCTTATATTGACGCGCTCTGCGTATCCGGCGCTCTCGACATCTGCGGCTCACGCTCAACCCTGACGGCGCTCTCATGTGGGACGGCTCGCTCGTCCGTCGCGGCACTCTCATTGTCTGACGGCTCGCTCCTCTGTCTCCGGCGCTCTCGCTATCCCCGGCACGCTCTACGCCTCGGCGAACAGGAGCTCGCACTCGTCATCGTCGCACACCCAGTCATCATCCTCGTAGGCGACCATCAGCTCCTCGATCTGGTCGATCGCGCGCTGCGCATCGGCGTCGTACCGCGCGACGTGATTTTGACCGTCCCACTCGCTCTCGTAACCCGCGATGATGCGTTCGGCGAGCGGCTGGATGGTGGCTAGCAGCTCGTCGAGGGCCTCGGCGGTGATGTAGGGCGAGATGTGCCAGCACAGCACGTGGCCGTGGTACACGTCCATCGGGACTGCATCACCGACCTCCGGATCGTAGTCGGCCAGGATCGCGCCGTCGCGCGCATCGATGGCGACGACCGCTCGTTGCGGGCGCGTCTGCCGCGGATACTTCCAGTACAGCGGATGCTGCGCATATACGCCGGTGTTGTTGATGATCGTCTTCACTGAGACCTCCCTTCTACACAGTTGCTGGCGCTCAACGGCATCGGTACGCTCATCTCGCAACGGCTCGCTCCCTGTCACCTCGGCACTCTCACTACCCACGGCTCGCTCAGCGGCATCGGCACTCTCTCTTCTCCTCGGCTCGCTCCGCTGACGCGGCGCGCTCAATCTGCAACGGCTCGCTCTGATCGAAACGGTACGCTCCCGATCTTCGGCTCGCTCGCTACCAGCGGCACCTCTCGCATGCGACGGCTCGCTCACGGACTCCGGCGCTCTCAATTGTTACGGCTCGCTCGGCACATGCGGCACTCTCGCCGACCCCGGCTACGGCCAGTTGGGCGGCGCGATCATGTGCGCGTGCCCGCCATGCTCGATGACGTACGGCCGGGGCGGCGGCGTGCCGTACCGCAGCACGTACATCACGTGGTGCAGGTGCGCGAGCAAGAGCTTGACAGCGTACCGCCGTGCCCGTAGCTCGATCCGACCGAGCGGCAGCCGGCCCGCCTCGTACGCCGCGCGTGTCGCAGCATCGATGATGTTGCGCTCGGCGAGCGTCTGGCGCGCGAGGTCGGCGTACTCGCCGCGCTCGTTGCGCGCAAGCTCCAGCGCCTTGCGCTCCTCGTAGATGCGACCGTAGAAGTCTTTCGGCGAGTTCCGGTGTTTCACGAAGCTGTCGCCCAGATTCCAGCAGATCGTCTTGAGCCGAGCGTTCCACGGCCGCTTCTGCCCTTTGCGCCACGTCACGGTGGGGTCGAGGCCCGCGAACCGCCAGATGTGACCGACGGTCGGCGCGCGCTCGATATCGATATGCGCGAGCAGACCGGCGGCGATGACAGGGCCGATGCCGTGGACGCTCTTCAGCCAGCGGCCCTCCGGCAGGGCATCAGTCCACTTGTCGAGGGCGCGCTGAATCTGCTGTTCCAGCGTCGCCATCTGCTCGAGCATCCAGCGCAGCACCTCGTTGCTCTCGCCGGACTCGGATGTGGCGCGCACCTGCGACTGTGCGCTGATGCGATACTCCTGTACCTGGTAGTACGCGTCTACCAGATACCGCGCCTCTGCGCGTCCGAGACCGCGCGCATGACGCGCGAGGTCCCGCGTGAGCCGAGTGATCGGCTCGAGATCTAAGTCGATGGTAGTAGCAGTCATGTCCCTCCCCAGATCTGGTGCTGATGCGTGACACGCGCGACGCACACGCGCGCGCGCATGCACGCGCAGCTAAGCGGGCTAGTGAGTGAGATGCTTCGGTTAGATCATGCGCGTACCTCCCTCTCCCCTGTATGTACGTCATCTGACGCAAACTTGTCAAGGGGGGGCCTTGACACCAGCACGTCAGATGACGTATGATACGGATGAAGGGAGGTACAGCAGCAATGGACATCATCAGGACGGAACACGGCACGGTAACGGTCGACGAGAAGGTGGCCACGCTCACGACAACGAGTGGCGTCACGGTCACGTGTCGCCGCGGCGCCAGTGGGAAGTGGCAGCGGCGGCAGATCGACGCCGCCTTCCGGGAGGGGGAGGTCTCCCTCCGGGAGGTGAAGGCGCTCGAGCAGATGTTCGGGGTGCTCGTGAAGAGCACCCCGGAGCGCGTTGGTGGGCGCGTGCGCGACGAGGAGTTCTTCCTGCTCGTCGCGGCGTGTAAGACGATGCACCGCGAGATCGCGACGCTGCTCGCGGCAGCGCGCGACCGCGGGGACGTCGCGATGGAAGCCCAGATCGTCGGGATCCGGGACGCGTTCTTCAACCTCAGCGATCAGGTTATCGCCGCCAAGAAGGCAGCGGCAAAGTAGGAGGGAACACAGTGAACAAGCGACAGGCGGAAGCTCTCTCAACCCGGATCGAGCGCGAGTCGCCATCGACTCGCGTGACGGGGTTTAGACGGTGGCGGTTCGGACAGACGGTGTGCTACGTCATCGATGCCGAAGACGTGCGGACCGGCTACCCGTTCATCGTCTACGACGAAGAGGACTGGAACGAGCGGATGGCGCGCGTGGAGCCGGCCTAAAGCCGGACCCAACGTCGCGCGCAGTTGAGGAGGTCAGAGATGAAGAAGCAGACGACACACGCGACAGGGCCAGAGGGGCACGCGCTCCGCATCGCGCGGCAGCAGATGCGCGAGGCGTGCGTCATGGTGCGCGTCCTCGGCGGGAGCCACGTAGAGGCTGCCGCCACAATCGAGCGCCTGACAGGGCGGCGGCCGCCGCTGCCCCAGGGCTGCGGTTGTGCGCGCCCGAAGTGAAAAAAGATGGAAAAGGCCCTTGACACCCATACGTCAGATGACGTATGATACAGGGGAAGGGAGGTACAGCAAGATGGACGACATCAAGATCATCATCAGCGGAGCGGGCAAGCACCCGCTCTACCAGTTGGGTCCCGACCGGGAACCGAACCCGGCGGTGATCGAACTCGACGTCCGCGATGGCACGCTTCGTGCGTACGCGGACGACGCGCAGTCGGACACCGTCCCTTGGGCGGTGTATCAGGGGGCAGTTCGCTGGTTCGAGATCAATCCGAAGATCTCGCGCCAGGCCCTCGAACAGCTGCTCGAAGACATGCGGCCGCTCGCGGAGCGGGTGGTCAGCGGGCACTACATCCCAACACCGCGCGGGCGCGTGCGGCTCAGCTGGGATGCGAAGCGAGCGCTCGAGCAGATCGAGTGGCTAGCGGAAGAACACGAGCTCGACGCCGAACCGTGCGGCGAGCTCGGATGCGACATCTGCGGGGCACAGTAGAGAGGGAGGGATCAAGATGACGAACACGACGACCACGACCACGGCGGAGCAACGCAGCACCCGCTGTGCCGGGTGCTTCGCCCAGATCGACGCCCCGGCCATCATCACCATCGAGATCGGCAAGGGCGCAAAGGCGGGGTGCTGCTCGGAGAAGTGCGCTGCGCGCGTGTCGCGCAGCATGAACGAGGAGAGGTAGAGAGATGAAGGCGAGCGAGCGGCTAAAGCAGGCGGTCGACACGCTTCAACTAAACGCAATGCTGTGGGTGGACGGCGCCAAGGCCTGGCGTCGCCTGCTTGCAGCAGCGGACGACGCAACGAGCTCTCGCGAGGAGCTCGAGGCGGCGGTGCGCGAGTTCGCGCGCATCCAGGCCCAGCTCACAGCCTGGGGGCACGTCCTGGCGACGTACCGACAGGGAGACGACTGGATGCCGGCCGCGCGCGAAGACCAGGCGCGGCTCGAAGAAGCGTACTTCGAGCAGCTCGCGGCCCTCGTAGTAGGTGTGCAGTCATGAACGAGATGGACGAAGAAGTGAAGGCGTGCATCGAGTGTGGGACGCCGGTGCCGGAGCTGGAACGGTTCCCGGGCCCGCGCTGCCTCGCGTGTCACGCACGCAAGGTGGAGAGCGAGGAGCCGATCCCGCAGATGCCAAACTTCTTTCAAGCCATCACCATCACCAGCAAGAAGAGGAGGAACAAGTGATGACCACGCACGACACGCACGACACGCACGACACGCAGTCGGAAGAGACTCGGCGCTTCGGAGTGCTGCACGCCTACGCTCCAGTGAACGGGGGCGTGTCCACGATGCCGCAGCATTGCGGCGTCGTGGACATGGACGCGACGGCGGCCGAGTTCGACGCCGATCCGCTGACAGTTCCGTGGGCGGAACTGTCATGGATCCAGTACCCGGATCGGCAGTGTCTGGAGCTGGACGAGCACGGGTCCCAGTTCCAGATCCTGCCGCTCGACGCGTGCTCCGTGTGCGCGGGAGAGGAGTGAGCGAGCTCCCCTCCCCGCACACGCGCACGGGCGCGCCCCGCCCGATGGGACTCCCCAAGCACACCACCTCCCCTTGGGGAGTCCCTGGTTTCTCACCGCCTACGCCTACGCACAGAGGAGGGCCTGACATGCACGACACGTCAAGGCGTGCGTGCGTCACGCCAAGGCGTAGGACGCGATCGTGGCCCGCGATCGTGGGACGCGATCGTGGGACGCGATCGTCCGGACGTGCATGCAAGAACGCGATCGCGTCGCCCTCGTGCGCGCCCGCATGCGTGACATGATCGCGTCATACACGCGATCGACGGCTACTCACTCCTGCACTGACACACGCAGCTCAGCCTGTTCACGCGCCACCATCGTCATCGCACGCACGATCGCGTCTGGTTCAGTGCGCGCGAGCAGCTCCGCACATCCCGGAAAGACGAGGCGCGTACACCGTTCAGGTTGTTGCTCATCCCCAACGAGCAGAGTCGTCTCATGGAAGTACAAGAGCTGGTTCACGTTCACGCGCACCTGACCTCCATCTAGCCCCTCAACTCCAATGAAGAATAGCATTGCGTGCGACCTCCAAGCGCCAGGAAATCATTGCATCATCAACTGTCGCGCGCGTCACCATGTCGACCATGCATACGTGAGCGGCGTGTTCCGCGCGAGTGATGTGAGAAGCAGCCGTGCTGCTGCTATCCCATGCAGATAGGGATCGTAGACAGCTGGTATGTAGGGAGCGGAGATCGGTGGGCCAAACTCTGACGACAGCATCACCTCGTCCCATGTCGCGTGCGAGAACTGCGTGAGCCCGCGATACCCCGTCTGTGAGTCTGCGTCCGGGTCCCACGCCGACTCACGAGCGACAACAACAAGCAGATGAGCGAAGAACTCGCGGGGCGCTCCCCCATCACGTAAGCCGCGTAAGAACTCGTGGCACACGTGTGCCGGAGCTGAGGTTGGGCAGAGCGCGATCGCATCATCCTGCACCACCGCACCGTCCTGCTGCACCTCCGCGACGTGCATGCGGACGAAGACGAACAGGACGGCGGGAAGGTCTGCGGGCGGCTCTGCGTCAGGTGTCAGCACAAGTCCAGGTGATGCGTCCACATCCAAGGCTGGGCCGTGCGCGCGCGCCGAGCATGCGGACGCGACGAGCAGCACACACATCAGCACGCAGGGCACGACAGCACGGCGCAGGCGCGCACAGAACGCGGCGACAGCCGGTACTTGGTGGCGCCTCACTCACCAGCCCCGCATGACAGGAGCACACTCGCTGCGCCCGTCGCGCACGCCCTGCACGTAGCCCGCGTCATATCCCGCGCGGTACGCTGCCTCGTACACAGGATCTGTGCTGTCAGTGCTGTCTGTGCTGTCAGTGCTTTGCTCGGGCGGCACTGCTGAGCTGGGCACCACAGCATCAACACTGAGGCCAACGAGCGAGGGGAGCGGGCGGTACGTCATCTTACCTCCCGCGCGACACGTCAACTCAAGAGCTGAGCGCACAATGCCTTTGCGGCGCGTGAAGACGAGCAACACAACCGTCCCTGTCCTGTCATCTGAGAGAATGCGGTACACGCAGACGGCCCCCCAACAGAAGCCAGACTGTGTCTCGATGAGGTTGGGCTCAGTCATGGTCACCACCTCTCGTAGCACTGGCGATGGCGGCGTCGCCTTCGCCTTCGCCGTCGTCGATGAGCGCGCGAGCAGTCTCAAAGCCCGCGACAAAGCCAGCACTGTACCGGCGCCTCGCCCCAATGCTGTAGCCAAGCGCATAGGCCGCTGTCGTGACAGCGCCAGTGATGATGATCGAGAAGGCAAGTGTCATCAGTCGTCACCTCTTTCTGCGCCTCGACCGCTCATGCAGATACTGCATTGCCGCTGTGCACGAGGTCCAGTTGTCAGTCTTGTAGGTCTCGACCGTGAGCGCCTGCGCGTGCCGCGCATGATGCGCCACCCACGCTTCGGTGTATGCGCGCGCGTCTTGGCCCTGCGGCTGCGTCAGTTCGGGCGCGTTGACGGCCTTGAGGCGCACGCGAGCGCGTGCGCGTGTTGCGCAGGCCCTGGTCGATGTCGATGTCCAACGTATCGCCATCGACCACGCGTGACACGACACCCCTGTACACACGTACTGCACCACCGGCATCACAGTCGGAATGTCGTGCTTCTGTGCCTGTGTCATGCCTTTGATCTCCTCAACTCCTCGACCCCCCGCCGACCAACATTCTACCTGCCGGCGTTGGGCGACACACAGTGCGTGCGTGCGCGCCCTGTGTCATCCGCCACTCCGTGCGTGCACGTGCCCCAGCATAGTACGGTACCCATCCTCGCGGTCAGTTCAGTCCCAGCCCCGGCACCCGCAGTAGTACGAGTCCGTGGCCGCATCCGGGCGGTGCTCGAAGTACGGCGCGCGCGGGTCGCTTGTCCGCTCCTTCTTGCAGTACGGGCACCGCATGAGCCGCCCCTCGAGGTCAGGGCCTGGGACGACGATGTAGGCGTCGGGCGTGAGGCCAGCGTGAATCGCGCACGCCGGGCTGCCGTCCTCGCGGACGGCGTTGGCGACGTGGCCGCACGCCATCATCGTGTTCGTGTTCGTGTTCGTCATGTGACTGCCTCCTTCTGGTCTTCGCCCCGTGACTGGTCGTACATGTCGATGAGAATCCGCGTCAGAGCGATGATCGTGCCCGTCAGCTCATACCGGTCGCGCGGCACGTCGTCAAGAAGCTCGTCGCGCAAGGCGAGCAGTTGATCCCGGACGGGCAGCATCCGCAGCTCGTCCGGGACGTAGCCTTGATACCAACCGAGGCCCATTACACGCTCCTCCCTTCTTAGCTCTACACGACAGGAACTCAGATGACGATACCGGCTGCGGTGAGCATGTTGCTCTCTCCCTCACCACTCAAGCACCACGTCAGCTGACCACTCCCACGCATCCAGCCACCGCTGGATGTAGTGGCGAAGCTTCACAGCGCCCGGATCGGCTTCCGCGACCGTCACCCAGAACCTGCCATCGTTCAGACGTCTGACATCGACGCAGCCGAGATCGCCCCAGTTGACCGCCTCGTCGCCGAACTCGGCAGCCGCCCAATCGCTGACAACCCAGCCGCGCTCGGCGGGTTGGTACAGGTGCTCGATGAGGCGGTTGACGACGAGCCGTAACTGCTCCGGCTCGTCTGGCGCTAGCTCCGGGATGTAGTTCTTCATGCGTAGGTAGCTTTGGTATCGCACAGCAGCGATCAGCCGTTCGTGTCACGAACGGCTGCCTCGGTTGCGGCCAGAGCGGCCTCCCAGGCGGGAGACCAGTCCATCGCCCAGGCAGCTGCCCAAGCGCTGGCTCGAGCTCGAGCCAGCTCCTCGGCAGTCACGTCCCCTTCCGCGTACCCGCGGGCGGCTGCACAAGCCGCCCAGAGCCGCGCGTCTGCCTCTCGCCCCGTGCGCTTTTCCCAAGCCTCCAGGGCACGCTCCGCCTGATCCACGACGTACAGCCGCAGATCACGCTCACTCTTCACGGGTGACACCTTGTCCATTCGTCCACCTCCTTCGCCTGTATCATACGTCAGATGACGTACGCTTGTCAACCCTTTTCTGGTGAGCATGTCGTGTTCGATGCATCACTCCCAGCTCTTCGAGACCTGGAGGGTGAACGACCACTGAGCGCCCGCGCACCCACAGCGGACGTAGCAGTCAGTATCCGGTATCGTCACCTCTTGCTGGCAGTCATCGCAGACGACGGTGACGGCGCGCCCCGCCGCGCGAGTGCGCTGCCTATCATCTTCCCCCCAATCGTTCACTGCGATCTCGTCGATCTTCATGTCGTCCCCTTTCTGCAATAGCTCCTTCACCCACACGTTACGGTCAGCGAACAACCCGAAGACATCGCCGCCGCCTGTGCACTGCTCTGCCACTACCTGGTCCGGCCGCCAGCCACCGAAGGGGAGGAAGGGAAAGCCCACGTCCACGTCCGACACGCCGTCCCAGAAGCCGTTCCACAACAGGCAGTCGACAAACGTCTGCGGATTGCCCTGGTAAGACATCCAGGCGTTGTAAGAGGTGTAGATGATCTTCAGCCCATACCGCATCTCGATGGCATCGACGGCCTCGCGGATTGCGGAGTTACGAATGCCGGGAAGCTTGACGTCAATGGCGACCGTGTGCAGACGGTCGGCCACGTCGGGAGGCAAGTGGCCGAGTCCTTGCTCAACGTGCCACGCCCCCAGATGCCCTCCGGCGAGCGAGATGTAGCCCAGCACGTAGGGGAACCCGGCGTTGAAGGCTGTGCGCAGATTGCCGACGGCGGTGGTCGGCTGCTCGGCCTCCGTCCACAGGCACTGGATGAATACGTCGTAGCCCGCCTGCCGCAGCGCCCGCGCCTTCTTCGGCGTCAGGATGTCGAAGCTGGCATCGATCCCGTTCAGGTAGGTCATGCTTCCTCCTGTCGCGCGTCCTCAAGCCTGCTCATCATCTTCCCCCCAATCGTGCAGTGCGATCTGAACTGGCTCGATCGCCTCTTCGAGCTTCGTCCTGATCGTCTGAAGGGCGTCGAGCACTCTCTTGAGCAGTAGCTGCCTGTCACGATATTCTTGGCAAGCGCCGCAGAACTCGCCCTGCACAAGTGCGTACCCGGCGCACCGATCGGCGCCAGGATCTTGCACAAAGCACCACGGGCATTCGAGGTGACACGCGCAGCGCGTAAACTCGCTCGTCCTCACTGTCGCGCCCATGTGCGTCACCCCTTCGCCGCCTGTCGCGCGTCCTCTGCATCTCCCTCATCACGCGTCACCGTCCCGTCGGCGTCGCGCCATCCTGTCGCCTTGTGCATGGCGGCGGCGAATCGCTCAGCGCCCGCGTTACGAGCGGCGTTCAGAGCCGCGGCTCCAGCAGCTGCCTTAGGAGTGTCGCGGACAGCGTATCCCGCGGCGGCCCATGCGCTGGCCCAAGCAGCATCCAGAGCGGCGTCCCAAGCGGAGCTCGCAGCGGCGTGCCCCGCCAGAGCCCAAGCCTCGCCCCAAGCGACAGCCCAAGCGGCGTCGTAAGCGGCGTCGCGAGCAGCGGCCAGTTGCGAATCCGTGACCGTCCCTGTCGCGTGTCCGCGTGCCGCCTCCACCGCTGTCCACGCGCGCTCGTCCGCCCTGCGCCCCGTGCGCTTCTCCCACGCCTGCAGGGCGCGCGCGGCTTCATCTGCGGCGTACAGCCGCATCGTCTGCTCGACATCGAAGCACTCGACGAGCGTGCGCACAGACGACACGCCTTTGTGCTCATCCTTCGGGCCGCTATCGTCTACCTCGACGATGCAGGCCTTCGGCCCGAACAGGAGGCCACCAAGCAGCGCCGCCTTCCACGTCGGCGCGTAGTGGTAGCCGCGCTTACACAGTCGCAGCGCGTGCGCGTTCTTGATCCTGCGCGTCTCACCGACCTTCCACGGCTCCTCATCGCCGAGCCGAGACCGCATGTCTGGGTCGAGGAAGTGGACTGCGTAGATGGTCGCCATCCTACTCGTCTTTCTCGTGCTCGGTGGAATACGGCTGCCTGTCCCTGCGCGGCGACCAGTCCCGCGAGAGCGGGGCGCCGAAGGGATCATGCCCCTTCAGCGCCCGCCACGCCTGCGGCAGCAAGATCGCTGCCGAGATGACGATGGCGATGGCGATGCCGATGTACTCAGCAATCACGCCGTCGCCCCGCAGTCCGCGCACACCCAGAGCGGGACCGACAAGGTCCCATCTTCGCGGAGCAGTCTGCGCCGCGTCCACCCGACCCGCTCCAGCCACCGGCGGAACGTCGTCACGCTCGAAGAAGCGTGGTCGAAACCGAGCGCGTACGGCCCGTCCGTCATCCGCTTCGAGCAGCACGCACACTTGACCGCGTACGTGCTCGTGAGCATTCCGCCCACGTGAATCTTCCACATCGTGTTCGCGGTCGCGTGCGCCCGCTCGCACTCAACTTCGAAGGCCGCTTGCTTCAGCTCCGCAACCGCCGCGTGCAGCGCCTCCTGCGCCTTTTCAAGTCTGTTCATGGCCTCGCCCTCGCGCATCTGGGCGATGGCGGCCTCGGCCGTGCGCGCCGCCTCCTCGCACTGCTCGTACAGTGCAACGTTGGCAGCGTCCGACTCGTCGTCATGCGGCAGGGCACGCACTGCCGCTTCGAGCGCCTGCTGCATCTTCTCGAGTGCGTCGAGCATGTCAGGCGCCGTGCGTGTCGTCTCGGTGTTCATGGTCCCTTCCCCCTTTGTCGATGATGTCGATGTCCGATGATGCATGACACCCGGCGCTGTCCCTGCGCCGGGTGTCGTGCGGGCCTACGGCTCCTCGACGAACGTCGCGAACATCTCGGCCCAGCCAGCCTTCTTGGCTGTCACTTCGAGGATAAACCCGGGGGAGCAGGCGCATCGAGAGCATCCTGCAAACTTGGACCACCGGGCCGTCCTCGCCAGGCGACCCCACCCAAGAGCCTTCAGGATCTGCTCGAGCATCTCCTGAAGCTCCTGCCGAGTCGCCTCGGCGCCCGGGCCTTCCCCGAACAGGAAGACCCGGACCTTCTTCTCACGCTCCCGCGCCGTCTCCGGTCGCGCGAACGTGAACTCCACGATCTTCTTCATCTCGTTCACCTCCCTTCCGCCTGTATCATACGTCATCTGACGTATGCTTGTCAACCCTTTCTGGCGGAATCTTGGGAGAAATTTTCCAGCACCTCGGCGATGCGCGCACGCGCGAGCGGCGATGGCCGCACCTCCCCCAGCTCCCAGCGCTGCACTGTGCGGAACGCGACAGCCAACAGGTCGGCAAGCTGCTGCTGCGTCAGCTTATGCTGTCGCCTGAGCGCCCGCAGCTCGCGCCCAACCCGCGTCTGCTCCCGCTTCCGCCGTGAGCCCGGACCCTTCCCTCTCTGCGTCACGTCCTGTTTCGTCTTGAGCATGTGTCTGTCTCCTAAGATAGCTAGCTGCTGTCCCCTTCGAGGGATAATACGTCATGTGACGCGGATGTATCAAGCTCGCACGCAGCCACAATGGTGGGTTGACAGAGGTACGTCACATGACGTATACTACCAGTGGAGGTGATGCAGCATGAAGCTTGCAGACGGTCTCACGTACGCAGCTGTCGCCGCACTCGCGACACGCACGCCCAGCGGGCGCATACGCACCTACGCTGTCAGAATAGGAGACAGCGTATGGCCCGTGAAAGAGGCGGTCAGAGCAGCTGTCGGACAGAGACTCGACGGCTTCAGCACAGGAGACGCGACAGCGGCTCTTCGAAGCCTCGGGTTCGAGATCGTGCGTGTCGAGGCGAAGAGGTCAGGAGAGGCGAAGACGAAGGAAGAGGCGGTCGGAGAGAAAGAGCCAAGAGAGGTGCAGAAGCCAGAGAAGCTCCGCGGCCACCTCTTCGAGGAACACGACATCTGCGGGTTCGGTGACCACCCCCTCCGCGCCGGAGACGGGCACTACCATTCGACACGCACAACAGTCATATGCTGTGCATGCACGCAAGCGCGCGGTTACACGTGCGAGGACGGCATCGCACGGCGAGAGGTGAGGTGACAGTGAGCAGCAGCAGTAATGCAGGCGCAGCGCACGACATCGCGGGCGGAACGCTCGCAGTCGGGGACTGCATCATCGATCGCGCAGGACACGCATACAGAATCTGCGAGATCGAGCCGCATCACGTGCGCGCAGCAGGCATCATCCGCGCCCGTCCGGTAAGAATCCGGCGCGCGCAGATCATCGAACAACCGCATGAAGTCTTCGTGCGCATGTATGACGCGATCAAGGTCAGCCCCGCCGATATCCACCGCGACCGGCGTGACAACTACATGCTGTTCCGCGCGCGTACTGCTGAGTACGAGGTAGAGCTACGCAACGGAATACAGCAGCGTAAGCGCCTCGTCGACTACAACCTCAGACTCTTCGGTGTGCGTGACACGCCCCGCCTCGAAGACGAGCCCTCGTCATGACGCACACGGGCTCATCTTCGGAACAATGTCCGCTTCTCTTTGCCACTCTCTCCGATCTGCTTGAGTAGCTCATCGCGATCTACCTGGTTGAGCGACCGCGAGCATTGGATGCATACCACCTCGACCGAGAAACCACGAGGATCAATGCTGAGCCAGAGGTCGCCACGACAGCCCGAGCGGGGACAGCCATGTGAGACGACGTACCTACTCCGCCTCCTCGTCGTCGAGATCTTCGTCATCATTCCGCGAAGACTCCGCCTCTTCAGACTCTGGTTCAGGAAGCAGAATCTGTGTCCCCTCCCCGAGCGCCTCGACGATGACTTTGACCTTGCTCGCGAGTTGCGTACGTGCCATCGCTTCATTGGCGAACATGCGGTTCGGGAACTTCTGGCGAGAAAAGCCGAGGAGCGTCTCAATCACTTCGTCTTGTGAGGAGATGAAGCTCAATATCTCTTTCTGCGCGCGCGCTTTCTCAGGAGCTGTGTCGAGTTGCTCGAGTTCCTGTAGAATAGTTTCCGCTTTCCTGATGAGCCGGCGGCGCTCAGCAATCCGCTCAGCGAGCAGCTGGTCGATGTCTACGTAAAACTCCTGGCGCGTCGCTTCTCGTGCACGCTGGATATCGCGGAAGACCGTGACTGACGAGATGCCGTACTTCTCCGAGATCTCAGGGATCGTCAGGCACTTCAGGTAGTCGCTGAAGACGGAGAAGACGCGCTTTCGAAGCTCAGCCTTATCCATCCAGTTCGGCTTATTTCCATGACGGCGTACGCGCCGCGGCACGTGTGCGACCCGGTAAGAGTTGTATTCGCCCATCTACTTACCTACTTACCTACCCTGTCACCCTGTCCTCTCCTTCAACCACGCCCTCCCCTTCGGAGTCAGTATATGTCTTGTGACGTAGCCCTCATACCGGTGGACGAAGCCGATACCGACGAGGAGCCCAAGAAAGATTGGGCCAACAGTGGTCACGACTCCTCGCTCCGCGGGCGGTGTCGTTGCAGAATGAGTAGCATCGATCTGCCTGAGAGCGTATACGACGTCTTGCTCTCGCAGTACCGGATTCCAGTCTTGACCTGAAGAACCATAGACAGCCATGGGCGATGGTTCTCCCTTCAGCTCCCAATGACCTTAGCACGCATTGTCAGCGCCATAAACTCTGCGCGCAACGACTGGTTAGATCTGAACTCACCAGACATGGACGACGTCACCGTCTCCGAACCGAACGCGCGCGGGCCTCGGATGATCATGCACGTGTGCACAGCGGACATGACGACAGCGACATCTGGACACTCGGAGGTTTCGCCGACTGCCTGAGCGACGCGCCTGTTGATGCGCGCGCAGAGGTCTTCTTGCATCGAGAGAGATGACGCCTCCTGCACGACAATGCGTGGGATCTTCGACAGACCCAGCACCTCCCCTTTGGCGAGATAGCCGACATGCACTGTGCCGATGTAGGGCAGCAGGTGATGTGCACACATCGAGAACACAGGGATGTCACGGACGACGATGAGGTCCGAGGTGTCACACGCAAACCGCGTCTCGCGGATCGGCGCTTCTCGGCATGTGCGCCACTCGTCGTAGAACGCGAGCACACGCCTCGGCGTCTCGATAAGATCCGGATGTGCTGGATCTCCCCCAGCATACTCGATGAGTCTGCGGACAGCATCTTCGGGGGAAGAGTCGAAAGGCTGCTCCCACGGAAACTCGATCCATACATCCGACGCCGAACGCGGCGAGAACGCATACATGAGGTCGAACGATGATAACACTTCTGAGCGATGACACAGGGCGAGGACGCCGGTTGGTGTCAGGCCGTATGACGCGATCCTGTCGAGCGCCCTCCGCACCGTCTCCCCTGACACTACGATGTCGTCAACGACCCAGATCGGGCCTCGCGTCTTCTCCGTCACCTCATCGAGAGGCACGACGTCGACCGAGAGTCTCGACGGGCGCACAGAAGCGAGCGCGAGGGCGGCAGCAACGCCCCCTCTCGGAATGCCGACGAGTGTGCGCGGCAGGTCTTTCACCTCGCATGTCGCGCGCAGCGTATCCCAGATCTCACGGCAAAGATCCTGGATGTCGCTCATCGTCAGCTTCATCGCGCCAGCTCCTCGCTCGCGGGCGCTTGCGCTGCAGATCCGGAGTGCGAGTGGCGAAGGAAGCACTCGGGGCAGTACGTGACGTCGCTCATCTCGCTGCACCAGCACGTATGCGCATCCTCCAGAAGCAGCAGCTCTTCACACACCGAACACTTCGCCCGCCAGCCTTCGCTCGTTGCATAGACCTTCATGTCACCTCCAGCTGCTCTAGAAACTACCTGTCCTACCGCCCGCAAGCGCCCTTCCCGAGCGGAAAAGTGTCGAGGGCGGGGAAAGACATAGGGGAGAGGGAAAAGCTGGCGAAAAGCCCGCTTGTGCGGCGTCTGCCGCCATCTTACGTATGCGCCCGCGTGCCAGAATGCATGAGTCCATGTCAGACGCCCATCCGATGGCCATACGCGAGCGTGTGAAGCTGAGGGAGTACGGCGACGTCGAGCTGTCTTGCGCGCACGAACTCGACGAGCCGGACGTAGCGGTCGAGCAGTGTCTCGCGCGTGTCATCCAGCCGTGTCAGGCAGGAGAAGCAGATGTCGAGTTCGAGGTCCGGCTGGTTGCCGTACACGACGTACAAGCCCTCCGCGAAGTCTCTGTCCGCGCGCGAGTCGGGGTCAACAACGATCTTCAGCCCGACCGGCACGGACGTACGCGTGCACGCCTCGAAGTACCGCTCGAGCGTCTGCCGGCGCCTCGGCGTCCAAGGGGAGCCCGCCGACGGGGGCTTCGGCGAGAGCGTGATGTAGTCGCAGAGCAGGACCCAGGAGCGGTATACGGTCGCTTGCGTCTCGACCGTGACCGCGTGCCCGCGTGACCGTAGCTCTAAGACGAGCTCCGAGAGGTCGTGCAGCAGCGGATTGCCGCCGCTCAGCGTAACCCAGCGCACGTATGCGAGTTGCGCATGCTCTCGCAGAATCTCCTCCGTCGTCAGGTTCCGCCACTCGCTCCTGTAGCGAGGGTCAACGGAGGTCAGCGTGTCACACCACCTGCACCAGCCGCCTTCCCCTGCGCCGTCGCAGAAGCCGAACCGGATGAACGTCGTCTGCTGGCCGATGAGCTTGCCCTCTCCAGCGACGACTGGGCCATACAACTCCGAGATGGGGAAGCGTCCGTTCATCGTGCGAACTCGGCCCAGCACTTCGCCGTCTCGTACACGCGCACACGCGACACAGGCAGGCGCGCGTGCTCGCACGCCTGGAACAGGAAGCGAGCGAGGCGCTCAGCTGTCGGCACACGCGCGTCGCTCACGTCGTCCTCCGTGCCAGACGTCCGTACGAGCTGCTCCAGCGTCTCGTTGAGGTCGAAGTGGTCGAGGTACTGCTCGAGCAGGGGCTTGACCACGCGGTCGATATGCGCGAAGTCGAGCACCATGCCCGTCTGCGGCCCCGACGCCTGGAGCTCGTCCTGCATGAGCTCGATGTCCGCTCGGTAAGAGTGGCCATGCGGCCTTCGGCACTTACCGTCATGCTCTGGCAGGTGGTGCGCTGCCTCGAACGTGTACTGCTTGCAGATCCGGTACGGCATACGCTGTCTCCTCTTCGCTTCACTCGCCAGGCTGCTGGCCGGGCTGCTGCTGGCCGGGCCAGCTCCGTATTCTTTCTTTCTCCTTCTCCTGACGACCTCCTTCCTCAAGCAAGGCGCTTTGCTGGTTCAGCGCGCGCGCGAAGCGCGCGCTGAGCTTGTGTGGAGTTGTGATGGTCTTTTAGGAGGACAAACCCCTTATCAAGACCTTGATCGCTGATCATCCCCCTAGGGCTCATACCCCCTATATATACTTCAAGTACCTTATTCCAATGTTCCAAAGTTCCACATTACATTCATATTAGTAGTAATTAGTGTGACCTTTTGGTAATAGTAGTAGCAGTTGTGACAGTAGTAGTAAATAGAAGTAATGGCGGCTGTGGACTTTTGGACCTTTCTGGGCACTATCTCTCGAGAAAGCCCTCTTTCGAGACCCGGCCAGGGGACGGTCGCTTGGGGTCTGAGCGCCGCTGGCGCGGCCAGATGTAGGCGAGTGCGGAGGGCTCATGCTACCACTCCGGCCTGTCCAGCCTGTCCCTGTCCGTCCTGCTGACCATGCTCGTCCGGCGCATACACGAGCGTCAACGGCACCCAGACGCCGTTGACCTGAGGGACAGCGCCCGAAGAGGTTAGCGGGCGGGCTTTGACGCGCACCTTCGCTTCCCTCTCGCCTCCGTACTTCATCGCCTCGCCGACGAAGCTCCTCCAGGAGAAGCCGACCTCCTCGCCGTTCGCGCGCAGATGGCGTTTGAACCACTCGTACGTCGTCTCGCGTGTCAGGAACACGCACTGCTGCTCCTCCTGCATTGGGCCGAACGGCCTCAGCCCCCAGTACGCAACCACCTCCGTCTTCGGCCCCGTTGGCCCCTGAGGTATGTTCTGCCTGTCAGGCGCCGGGCCGTCGATCGGGATGATCGCCGCCGCCCCGCGCGTGATCCCCTGTGCGATCGCGTTCATCAGCTGGTGGAAGCTATCGGACTCCACGACCTCGCGCGCTAGCTCCTCAGCAACCGTCTTGAGCGACGAGAACGCTTCGAGCTGCCACCTCCGGATCTGCAGCGCAGCTGTGTCGCCGAACACTTCGGACACGAACTCATGCACGATGTCAGCAGTCGTCATGAGGTTGGCGATCGTCGCTGGAAACCGCATGTGCATCGCCGCCATGTCGGACGCACGCAACTTCTCCGTCCAGCTCGTGCGGAGGTGCTCAACCTTGGTCTTGTCGTGGATCTCGTCCTTCCCCGCAAGCCAGCTCAGATAGGCACCACCGAACAGCTGGAGCTTGCCCTCGTTCACCATCTGCTGCACGCGCGAGAGTGCGTCAGGGGAGATCTCCCCTCGGTCGACATGCAGCACGAGCGTTCGCGCGGTCGCCGATGACTCTTTCTCCCAGACGTCTTCTCCCGTCGAGATGATCATGCCGCGCGGCATTGCAGGATCTCGCACCTCTTGCTCCGTGTTCATCCGGAGCCGCGTCGTGCCATCGGCGTACGACTGGACGAAGCGGATGATCGAGCTTTTCTTGTCGGCGAATGACGTCTTGTAGTCGTCGATGAGCACAGGCAGGTCTTTGAGCACGTGCATAATCTTGCCGAGAGCGTTAGTCGTCGAGGTCCACGAAGCGGGAGCGGACGCTTTCTCCCCGAACGTGCCGAACAGGGAGATCGCGCAGAGCGCGAACGACGTCTTCAACGCACCTGTCTGACCATGGATATGCACGAGCGGTGGGTTGATATGCATGCCGCATGACGCGAGCGGAGCGGACAGCACCTGCAGCACCACGGGCACAGTGATGCGCAGTGCGCCGCACTCGATGAGAGCGCAGAATGCGTCCCATGCCGCCTGATGCTCAGCATCCGTCACGGGCGGACGCACACCCTGGCCATACGGCTGAAGGTTCTCGCGCAAGATCGTCTGTGTCTCATCTAGCTGATCACGATCGATCCGGATCGACACATCGATGCCATGCGCCGAGATGCCGCCCGCCGCCCCGGGCATCAAGAACACGCGTTCGAGCCCATGATCCATCCACCCCGTCTGTGCAGGAACTCGGCGGATCGCCGTTGACGTGGAAAATTGCTGCATCGCTGCGAGCAGATGCTTGCTCTTGTTCGCCATGACGACGTACTCGGAAGAGCAGTTCCGGTGGATCGCTGTCTCAATGCGATGCTGAGCGAGGTCGCGTTCGCGGAGCAGGAACTCGGTCGACCGACCATTGCCGAGCGTGCACCGGACGAGCCATGACCGCTTCAGCTCTGTGCCATCATCGATCTGGTTATCAGCGATGATCTCCGGCTTGAAGTTGCAGATGATGTCGTAGGGCGAAAGCTCCCTGTTCTTCGACGGCCGGATGTACGTCACGCCGAGCTGCTCGTCCCAGATGTAGAGCTGCGGAACCGTTGGCTGCGGGCTTGCATGTGCGTGAACGTGTTGCGCGCCTTCGTCCGGCAACAGCTTCGATGCGATCCGCCAGTACTCGACATCGTGCCCGCGGTAGCGGTGACCAAACGCCGTGATATCCGCCTGCTTGACGATCCCCGCGACCTGCGCGCGCGTCAGCGGATACTGCGTCTCAGCGGCTGCTGCAACAAGGTCTGACCCGATCTTGTACAGCTTGCCAGACTTGTCATGCTCCTCCCTCAGGTCGAGCTGCCCCGACAGGACCTGTCGGACGTACGCTAACCGGCGGGAGAAGCGCAGTTCCTCAGGGACGCGCAAAGGGACGACTTCCTCCTCTTCCTGCGGCTGAGGGCTCGCTGACGAGCGCACAGAAGCAACTGTGACGTTGATGTAGCTCAGCAGTGTAGCGACATACTGCTCAGGGTCAGCTGTCGTCTCCATCTGCAGGTCATACGACGTCCTCTTGAGCCACGTGTACTGGCGCACGAGATGCCGCGAGGGAGGGACTACGACATACTGGCCATCTCCCCGGACGCCACCGAGCTTCTTGCCGTCAACCGTCACGACATCGAACGGCGGGTGAGGGACTGTCGACCGGAACCAGATATGACAGCCCCGCCCCGACCGCGTGATCGCCGTCTCATCAGCGAGATTGAGCGTCGCATCGCACAACGCGGCTGCTGTGTCTGCGTCATCAACATCGAAGGCGTAGACTCTACCTGAGATCTCACCGAGAGCGATGCCGATATTGAGATTCTCCTCCGCCGCCCAGCTCAAGATTGTTGCTGGATCCGTTGTCGCAGAAAGTACTCCATGCGGAGCGTGTTTCGGATGTGGGTGCTTCCCCGGAGATTTGCACTGTGGTCGTCCACACTCACATCCTGCATCTGTCACGCCGTAACAGGGGAGTACAGCAAATCCTTGGGCGGCGTATGCGAGCGCTGCGTCGATGACGTTATGGTCCATGTAACGTCTCCTTCAACGCTGTCACAGCTGCTGCAAGAGCAATAGTCTGCAGTTCGGTCAGATCATGCAGCTCCCATTTTCCATCTCTGACTGTGACGTACGGTTCACACCCGAGTTGGATGATGACATGCTCAAACCAGTCTTGACCGATCGCTTTTCCATTTCTGATGAGTAGTTCGTAGGCTTTCTCTAGTCTTTCAGGTCTGACGTCTGACCAGGACGGGTCGCGCGTCTCAGGACTCGTTGGTTCATGCAGTAGTGTCATTCCACTTCCCTTCGGAATCGACAAAGCCATGCCCTACGGAACAGGCAGTTCCAGTCAGTGGTGCGAAGCACGCGCGACATACATCTGGAAACGCAGCGAGCATCTCTTCGACTTGATCTACAGAATCCATGACACCCGCATACGCGCCTGCCGCGCGCAGTTCTCGCTGGACGCGCGCCTGAATTGCTGTGCTACGTTTTCCACGTGCTTTCACCTCAATCCAGACTGCGCGTCCAGCGATCACGCACGCGACGTCCGGAAGACCCCTGCGCTGCATCGGACCTCCATGCAGTTTTTCGGCGAAGTGGCCATGCGCGCGCAGCCGCGCAATGATAGCGCGTTCGATGCGTTTCTCCGGACCCACGTTCTTTCTCTAGTCTTCGAAGAGCTCCTCCAGCCCTGCCGCGATCTCCGCCTCGGTCTGTTCGACGGAGGCAGCAGGCGCGGACTCGACCTTCGGCGCTTCCTGTTTGACCGTCTGCGCGTCCGTCTTGGTCACGTTCTCGATCTCCGGAAGTGCAGCCTGCTTCTGCGGGCGCAAGAAGGCGACGACCGTCGAGACGGTGCGTTCCTTGAACCGACCGTCTTCCGATGCGGGGCGCACATCGTCCGCGACCTCGAGCAACAACTTCTTCCCGATGAGCTGGTCGAAGTCGATCGACACGCGCCCGGTGAGCGGTTTGAACCCGAGAGCAACGAGCATCGCGTGCAGGCGCTGCTTCGGGAACAGCGAGTCGTTCGGGTCGCGCGGCATCGTGAACCGCTCGACGAGCCTCTTGCCTGCGTACTCGCCTGCCACGATCGAGAAGGTGAAGGTGAACATCTGCTTGCCGGAGCGCGCGTTGCCGTCTTCGTATCTCTCGACCTTCGCGAGATACGTGCCCGGCGGCACGTAGTCCGCGCGCCCCGCCCCGGCTTCGACCGGGGGAGCGCCGGTGAAGTCGATGGTGACTGGATGAGCCATTCTGTGATTACCTCCTGTGTGATGGTTGTTACTACTCTTCCGCTAGCACAGTGAATGCGGTTTCGTCGTACGCCTTCGGCGGCGTCGATGACGCCCCGAGGAGGTACGCGAAGATCTGCCCCAGGTCTGGATCGTCGATGATAGGCGGCACAGGACGCGAGGGCAGGGCGCGCGCCTTCGTCACGTATTCCGGATGCGTCCCGACGCGCAGAAGACGCTTCGGCTGATCTTGACCAATCACCTCCTCTGTGTACAACCTGCCTACTAAGTACATCGGTGGAATCAGCGACGAGAGCGCCGCAGGGGAAACATCTGGTTGTGTGATGCGATCGCCGCCTTCTACATCTCCGCGCCTCCGTTCTTGTGCCGTGAAGATCACGTGCATCCGCAGCAGCCGGAACTGGAACACGATCTCTTCCATCAAGTTCCCAACTTTGCCCCAGTCCTGTTGCGTCAGGACCGCGGGGTCATGATCGAGAGGCCGCTCTTTGACCGTCTTCCGTTTGGCGAGATTCTGCGCGCCAGTGAGCGAATCGAGAGCGACCCACTTGTACTCGCGCTTATTCGGCCTTAGAATGGTCGCGAACAGCTCTTCGAACTGCTCCCAGCGAGTAATTTGGATGATGTCGATCTTGTCCTCCCATTCCGAGAGGACGTGTGTGCCTCCCTCGATCTGAGGAATATCGACGACTAACCCCTTTCCAGGCATCGTGTGCAGCAGCGTTGTCTTCCCGACACCTCCACGGCCGTAGATGCAGGCCGCGATCCTCGTCAAGTTTCCAGACGGCTTTCTGATGCGTGATTCAAGCGATCCAGATTCTTCAGGTGAAGAGGGCGGCGAAGTCTTCTTCGTCATCTGTCCTGCGTTCATACCTGTTCGACTCCTTCCTGGTAAAGAGCTGACGCTCGAGAGGCGCAACTTCTCCGCCTGTGATCACAGCCTCACACAGGCGCGCGTACGGGCAGTAGTCGCAGTGCGTGCCGATCGACCGCACAGGGTCGGAATGCGCGAGTTCGGGGAGAGCGGTCACGATCTCTCTTGCTGACGTGATGAAGTCGCGCAGTAAGATCCCCTCATCGGAGACGATGGGCACAGCCATGCGCGGATAGAACATGCGCTCTTCGCGTCCTTCGAGCAGCACGCGCATATCTTCGTAGTCTTCAGGATCGAGCCCGAGCTTCAGAATCTCTTCGTAGTAGACGGCCCAAGTCGTGTCGAGGTTCTTGCGGCGACTGAGCTCTCCGGTCTTCAACTGCTCTGGGACGCTCGGGGGCTTCGTCCTCAGGTAGTTCCAGATGACCAGATCGACGCGCGGGACCGTTTCCGAAAAGACCTGCTCCGCGACCGCTTTGTAGAGTGTCGTCTGCAGGTCGCGGAGTCTGCGCATCGTGCGCGGGATAGACCTGACGGTCTTATGCTCCCACAAAGCAATATTGCCGTCGCGATCGCGTGTCACGAGATCAATCGTGCCAACCGTGTTCACGCCGGGAATGAGTGGATAGCTGAACGGCTCTTCGACCAGCAGCACGGCGAATGAGCTTGCGTCCGCGTGCCCGCGCACGACGAAGTACCGAGATGCGATCCTCACGATCTCGTCCCACATCGCGCCATACGTATCTCCGAGTTCGACATCGGACAAGGCGTATGCTGCATCGCGCGCGAGCTCTAGCTCCGACCGCCACTTCGCCTCAATGTCCGCGAGAGACGCAGCGTGCGCCGCTCTTGGGTGCATCGCACCCTGAAGCCGCTTGTAGTAGAGCTCGAGATACTCGTGCAGAATCTCCCCCAGAGAAAGCTGAGGCCCTTTGAACTTCGGGCGCAGCTTCTCGACGTATGCGTACGCATACTTCTTTCTGCATTCTCTCCAGGTGGAGATCGCAGAATAGGAAAGCGTGAGTTGTGTCACGACGTATTCAGTTCATCACCTCGTGTCCGCCTCGTCGTATCTATACGATGCTAGCGGTGAGGCGATGCCTTCGGTACATGCGCGCGTCCCGCGCAAACTGTCTGCGAGCAGGATAACACAGAACGAGCCATCGTGTCAACCCTCACGCCCAGCGTCGAGCCCTCTTGACCTCCGCCTCAAGCGGCACAGGGATGATCACGTGAAGCCTCTCCGTGTTCGGATGCGTCATCTCGTACGAGACGAGCTCCTCGACTTCTTCGGCGACTTCATCGGCAACTTCGATGAGGATCGAGTCATGCACCATCCCGAACGGCCTGACGACACCTCGCTCATAGTAGCCGCGGCGCGAACACTCAGCGTCGATCTGCGCGAGTGCAAGTTGCGTCAGGTCAGACGCTGTCGCCTGGACAGGCGTGTTGATCGCTTTTCGTAGCTTTCCATGAGCGTCTTCATTCTCGAAATCGATGCGCCGTCTTCGTCCGAAGACGGTCTCCGTCCAACCGCGCTCAACAATGTTCCAGTGAGCTTCGTGCCAGGCAATGAAGTCTGGATACAGCTCAGCCCACCCTGCACGCATCATGCTGGCCTCGTCAAACGTCAGATCAATTCCATAATCTGCGCGTGCGACATTGATCAGCACATGTTCTGTGCCCCCATACAAGAGCGCGAAGTTGGCAGGTTTGGCCCTGTACCGTTCGTCAGGTGTCACGGAGAGCCATTCTCCGAGAGAGGTCTGACCTTTGTGTGGAATCCAAGCTTCTAGCCTTGTTCTGTACTGCGCGATCGTCTCCCCGGTCCTCCCCGCCTTGATCCAACCCGCAGTTGCTGTGTGCGGATCGATCCCAGCATTCAGGAAGTGGATCAGCGTCCTCTCGTTCGCAAGCCAGGCAGCAATCCGTAGTTCGATCTGCGAGTAGTCCGCTGCGAGAATCTGGAATCCAGGTTCTGCGCAGACCATCGCGCGCGCATACGCCTCATGCGGATACTGCTGTAATGTCCCTCCCGATTCAGATTCTGCCGACGTCCTGCCCGTCGTTGCCCCTGTCGGTTTGAAGATCGTATGCAACCGCGCATCCCCCTGTTCTTCGAGCATGTGCAGCCAGGGGCGGAGATACGCATTCTCCAGCTTCTCGATACGCCGAAGCAGAATGAGTGGCGGCATGACAGCATGTTCTTTCTCTCGCGGGATGAGGTCGTCAAGCCGCACTGATGGCCTGTGCGTCTTTGGTGTGCGCGGTAGTGTGATGCCGTGTTGTTCGAGTAGAGGTCCGAGTACATTATCGTTGAACACGACCTCGAACCGTTCTTCGACCCCAAGCATCTGACCGATCTTCTTCGCGAGCTTCATCATAGAGACGCGCGCCTTGTATTCCGCTCGCCTGAGCATCTGCATGTCGATCGGCGCTCCGAAGAGGGATGCGCGCGCGAGTGCATAGGTCGAAGGGAGCAGCACAGCGTTGTAGAACTCGAACGCGCGCTCTCGCCCCTCTTCTCTGATCTTCCGCAGCTCTGCCTCTTCGAGCAGTACTGTCGAGATGCAGTCTTTAGCGTTGTACTCGAGAAGCGTCTGCCAGCCTTCGCGCGTGTCAGGGCGACGGCCAACGACAGACAAGACTGCGCTCTCCTTCTTCCACCCAGGCGCGACATCAGTTAGCAGTGACGTGAGCGACTCGAGAGAGTGAGAAGATTCGATGTTCAGAAGAGAGGCGAGCACCATCGTGTCCCCCGCGAGTTGTGGTGCATATCCGTACGCGAGGAGCCAGATCAGGTCGTAGGTAGCATTGTGGTAGATCGACGGGACGGATGCGATGAGCTCTTTGAGTGTCTTGACCCGGAGAGAAGACTCATCGGGCGTGCGCGGGATTGCAACCGAGACACCGAGTACTGTCCCAGTGTTGAGGCGGCCAGCAATGCCTACCGATGTCAGGTCAGGGAGCACACCCCCACGCCTCGACCACGGCCACTTTCTACCCCCCTCGACGTTTGTTTCGACATCGACAGCCACGCGTGCGCACTCACTCCTGAGCGTCGCGAGTGCGTCACGCACCTCCGCAGTGAAGTCGTATCCTGTGACGACCTGACCTGCCGTCCCGCCTCCGAGAAAGCGCTGCGCAAACCGAAGGTCTTCGACGATCTGACCGAGCACCATCGCACGCCTGTGCGGCGCATGCAATGCAGCCGCAGGATGGTACGTCACGATCACAGGCACCGCGGACCTGTATTCTGGCTTGAGCTGTAGCACTTTCCCACGTTCAGCTGAGATCTTCGTCCGGCCTGTAAGTGCTGCAAGAGCTGCACCACCGACGGCGACGATGACTTCTGGTTGTACAGCAGCGATCGCGCGGATCGTGTATGCGAGACAGGCAGCTTGCTCCGCGGGTGTCGGAGTGCGGTTCAAGGGCGGACGGCAGCGAACCGTGTTATCGATGAACACGTCATCGGAGGAGATGTTCGCTTGCGCGAGACAGCTTTCGAGCAACATGCCTGCCTGCCCGACGAAAGGCAGCCCCTGCTCTTCTTCGTTCGCCCCAGGCGCTTCTCCGAAGAGCATGATCCGGGCAGGGACCGCACCTCTCCCCGGGACACAGACGCGCTTGCCTTCGAGCTTCGGCGCGCGCGAGAGTGCGCATCTCGTACAGTCGGCGTCGTAGAAGTTCAGCATCTAGAACACATGCTCTGTGCCGTACATCTTCTGTCTCCGCTCATCCATGCTTCTGTCTCCCGTGCAGTCTCCGGTATGCGCTGAGGACATCGAGTTGAGCGCGTAAGAATGGTTCCCATTCCGACAGGGGGAGCGAAAAGAACTGCGTCCAGGGCGCACGATGCGTCTTGATCCACTCCCACGGTTTCTCACCATCGTATGTCTCAATGATGCCGTTATTCTCTAATGCGACCCAGCGACGGAAACATGACATGCATCGTCCGCACCGGATGAGAGAAGAATCGTAGCAGGAGAGTGTCGCACGCAGAGCGTCCGGATCGCCACCGCACTCGAGATAGGCCCGTACGGCTTCCGTCTTGGTCATCTTGTGCAGCGGCGAATAGACGCGGACGGGCTTCTGCGCAGTATATGAGAGCAGAGAAGACATGCTCTTGAAGAAGCGCTTGTGCTTGTCGCGCGAGTACTCGCCTGCGACTGCGCAGAGCAGCACCTCATCCGCATCCGTCATCGCTTGCGCCTGAGTAACAAGCAACACATTCCGTTGTGGTACGAACCCATCTTCACGTTCGATGGTTGTGAGTTGCGGCCCAGCGACGACACGCACATCTGGCCCGAGATGCGCGATCTCTTTGTCCGCATACCGCGTACGGAGGTCGATATGCAGCAGGATCGCGTCTGGGATCAACTTCGAAGCGATGAACGAATCAAGACCTCCCGAGTACAGAATGACGCGGTTCATCACTGATCCTCCTTCTCAATCCTGCGCACGAAAGGCCATAGCACGGCGTACGGTTCGTGCGTGATCGCATCACAGATCCAGTGCACAAGGTATGGCCATGCACGCCCGCGCGTGAGCATAAAGAGAGAAAAAGCGACGAGTGGAGAATGGAGCATGCGCCCGAGACGGACGCGGGGGTCGTCTTCATGTACTCGAGTCCTCTCGAGTATGAACAGGGGATTCGCAGCATCTGGCGCAAGCGTCCAGAGCAGGTCTGAGATATGGACACCACGCCGTCGCGCGAGTGCAAAGGTGACGCCGAGATGAGTGAGTGGGGCCATCAATCATCACTCCTTCGTACACACAGGGGGCTGGACGTTCATTCTTCTGCGTGCAGCATCAAGTAGAGACTTTGCTACATCTAGTTTGTCCCTGAGAGTCTCATACAGGTCTTGATCCACCGAGTTCTCGATCACGAGGTGGTAGATCGGTCGCGTATGCGTATCTCCGTACTGGTACAGACGGCTCTTCGCTTGCTCGTAGTGCACGAGTGACGCATCGAGGCTGTAGAAGATCGCTGCCTCCGCACATGAGAGGTCGATCGCCTCCGAGGTCGTAGCGATCTGACCAACGAGAATGATCGGCGCGTGCGCCTGTTGAAATCGGCTCAGGCGTGCATCACGATCCTTGCGGCTGCGACCATCCAGGACGATCGTCTCAGCAAACTTCGCCGAAAGCTCCGCGACGCGATCAACATCAGGCGTGAAGCGACAGAAGATCACGATCTTCCGCGCCTCTCCTCCTCCTGCGTACAGGTCTTCAAGCATCTCCTGTAGTGCGTCGAGTTTCTCACGTGACGTGTACACGATCGACCCATCGACATCTCGGACGAAGCCTGACGTGAGCTGCTGAAGCCTCAGCATCTTCGTGAGCACGATGCGAGAAAGTACTGTCGCTGACCGCTGTGCGCCAGATGCATCGATTCCGTCGATATCGAGGACAGCTTGTCTGTTGAACTCGTTGTAGCTCTTTCTGTCTTTCAGGTCCAGAAGGATCACGTTCGGCGGCTCTTCAGGCGGCAGCTGATCGTCTACTTCCCTGCGCGTACAGCGGAATGTCGCCTCGTGAAGACGCTGTTCGATGATGTCGGTATTACGGAAGCCCTTGATCTCATATCCGCCGTAGCCGCCTTTGATGATGAAAGCTGACTCAAAATCAGACCATCGCGTACCAAAGACGGTGCGGTCGATGAAAAGAAACTCTGAGTAAATTCCCGGAATGCCCCCAGGTAAAGGCGTGCCCGAAAGCATGAGCCGGTAAGGCGCACGTGCCCCCAGCACGTGCGCGAACCGAGATTGCTGAGATCTGCGGTTTGCGAGGCGATGCCCTTCATCGGCAATGACGAGTTCTGGTTGCCATTCGAGGATCGCGTTTCTGAGTGCCGACCTCCAGTAGCTTTCGTAACCAACCGCGATGAGCGTGACACCCGGATCTGAGAAGTGCGCGCGTAACCGTTCTGCACGCTGCGCGACACTGCCCTTCGTGCAGTCGACGAACTGAGCAGATGGCCATAGTTCCGCAAGCTCATCTCTCCATACCTTTGCTGCATAGAGCGGGAGTATGACGAGAATCTTGCGCACGGAAAAGTACTTCGCAAGGTAGAGCGAGATGTACGTCTTACCGAGACGCATATCGAGAAATAAGCCGCCCTTGAGCCCGCGTCTGATCATGCGTGCGACAGCCTGCCTCTGGTACGGGCGGAGTCTCTTCGTCGTCATACCGCGCGGTACGTCAACGGCATCCAGTACTTGTAGGGAGTGTCTGGTGCGTCGATGAGCACGATCGACCGCGGGTCAGTGTAGTGGATCGTGAGCTCACTAGCGAGCTGTTTCGCCACGCCCAGGAACTCAGCATCAAAGTTCAGTTCGATATCAGGGACAGCCTGTGTGTCCATCGTCGTCACGAACGTACCCACCTCTTTGTCCGCGACGATGAATCCCGAAGTACCTTCGCGCACGCGGAACCGCACGACGCGGTTGGCGTCGAGAATGGCAGCTGCTCGCTCCGCTGCGGCAATGGCCGAAGCCGGGACTTTGACCGTGTACTTGAACGTGCGCGGCAACGTTCCGAGTCCCGGATACTGCCCAGACAACGCTGAAAGCACGACGCGCGTGCGCGTGTCATGAAGCACGATGTGCGACGAATTGAACTGGATGCTAAACTCCGGATCCATCAGCGAGATCGCAGTGAGCAGATCAGCGACGGGAGCAGTGACGTGAGGCTTGTCTTCGTTCTTGGAAATTGTGGTCGGCACATACGGGACGATCGCGGCACGGCCGATACCATCTGTCGCCTGAAGCACGAGCTTCCCTTTGACGACCGAGATGTTGACGCCTGTCAGTACAGGACTGTGCATACGCTTCGCTGCGACCTGATCGAGAAACGCGATCAGCGGCCGGATGCCATCTCGGGTGCAGCCAGCAGAACACGTTGGAGTGATGCTCTTCGCTTGATATCTCCGCGATTTCTGGATGTTGAACGCCATTGTAGACTTCGCCACCGCGAGAACAAGTTGCCCACGCGACAGCGTTAGCTTCGCCTCTTCTTCCTGATCGAAGATAGCGAGAGCTGACGTGAGCTTATCGCCTGCAACTGCGACTGGTTCTGTCAACCCAATCTTCGTTCCCGGGGCTACGGATTCTGCTGCGCAGTGCAGACCTTCGAATGAAACCGTGAGCTCTTTTCCGTCATCTTCTGAGAAGGTGAGTGTCTTCGACCCTGTATCGAGGGAAGCGAGACTCCAGAGAGAAACGAGTTGGGCGAGTTCTCGTACGTTCACGATGTGCTCCAGTTCAGAGGAAGGGGAGAATGCGCTAGAATGGGTCGGTTCTGGTTTGCGAGCTCCTGCCTTTCAAGAAATACCTTGATCGCTACTTCGAACTTCGCTTGTTGTGAGCCTCCAGGTTCGAGAAGCACCTTTGGGTCATAGCCCCAACTTCTCACCTTTTCTTCGAAGAACCGAGACTTCGAGACCTCACGCGTAGACATTGGGACATCGCGCCTGTACATGAACTGGCCATACGCCCCAAACCGAACACAGTTGAGCCAAGTAGTCGAATCGAAGCTATCGAACGTCGTCTGTTCGAGGACGCTAGGAAGCGACGTACCAAGATAGTGAGAGTAGACGTGTGCCTGTCGCGCCTGATCAGCAAGATATCGTGATCTGCGCCGAAGCTTGATTGCATCCTGTCCCGGAATAGCGACGTACTTGTAGTCGCGCAGCATCGCATTCCAGCGCGGATATGGCGGAGGATCAACTTCTGGATGCCATACGACGATGAGCCGATCTCCGACGATGCGCTTGATCTGGTCGCGCGACCAGTCAGCTACCGCAACGCCTGGAATCCATTTGCCGTCGTCACGCACGATCCGGAACTTGTCGAGGTCCATCTCAACGACGAAGTCCCACGTGTCGAGATGTTCTTCTAGATAGCGAAGATAGCGTGCAATGTAGTCTTTCACAAGCTGGTACGGCAATGTTGGGTCCGCTTTGCGTTCAACAGCTTTCGCAGATGCAGCCTTCGGCTGTGACTTTGCTGACCGGTCGACAGCGCCATACTTCCGCATGAGAGTGTAAACACCCGAGTCGAGATAACGGTACTGTGGCCACTCATCTAAGATCGGCCTGATGCGCTTATCCCAACGAGATGAACGCGATATCTCCCAGAACGAACAGAGAAGAGCATCTGCCTGACAGGCGAGGAGAGCTCGTGCAGTAAGTTCGGACTGCGCGCCCGCGAAGACGATGAGCCTCTTCTCAGGAAACATCGTCTTCGGTCGTATCCTTGTCATGCCAGAAACTTCTCAATCGATTCGCGCGAGATGTAGTAGCGTGGCTTCTCCGACCCCTTATTGACCACCTTGAGGCGGAGCTGATTCTGAGCAACGAGCTGCATGACCCGCCGAGTCGAGATCGGCTTCTGTCCGAGCGCTTCACCGATCATCGCGCACGCAACCGACCTTGGAACCCAGACACTGTGGCGACACACAGCAACCTCTTCGAAGGGCCGGACGCTACCCCGCCTCTGGATGTAGGGGGAGCCATTACCAGCAGCTGGAGTAGCGTCCGGTTGGTTCTATTCTGTCGTATTCTGATGCATTCGTCAAGGGGTGGGCTGCATCACCACCTCGAAGTCGTACACGCCCGTATTGTTCGTGTGGTTGTACACACACGAGACGTTCGCGGGCGAGACTGGCAGTGCCGATGTGGGAATGCGCGCGACGTACGTCGCCCAATCCGGCGCGCCGCCATCGGGTGGGTTCACGCGCTGCGCCGTGTATCCCTTGAGCGTACAGGAGTCAGTGCGGAACACATTGAACACGACGTCCGCATACCCAACCGGCGTGAGGCCGTTCTTCGGCAGCACAGGCCCATCGAACGCGAAGCTGTCCCAGTGGAAGATTTGAAGATTCGCCGCGCATTCGCCGTCTTTGCACGGGTTGTACGATGCTTGTTCGAGGTACACGTACCCACGGTCGAAGCCCGGATCGCCGATCGTCGTGTCGCTTACCGTCGTCCCATTGACGACGATCTTCAGGTGCGTACGGCTCACGTAGACGTCCACGAGGTCGCGCACGTTGTCCTGTCCCGGATAGGCGACTCCGGGATCATACTCCGTCAGCGTCCGCCCGTCACGTACGCTGCGGGTCAAGAAGCCTGCGCCGTTCGGCCCACCCCGGAACCAGATCTCGATGCTGTTCTTCGGCACATTCTTGCAGCCGCTGTCGCCGCATGAGCGGTCGTCCGTCATCGTCTTCGTGAGATCCGGCGAGATCGACAAACGCACGTACCGCCGCGCCGACGTCTTCAGATCCACCTCGAAGTGGATGTGGCCCGTGCGCCCCGCGAAGTCGAACGGCTGGTGGTGGCGCATGATCGCTTCACCAAAGTTGCCGTCATCCACCACCGTGTGGAAATGTTCTTGCTGGTTGAAGAACGAGCCATACACCGGCGATACGCCCGAGCTCACCGGATAGTAGTCGATGCCCGATGACGACAGCACGTTGAAGCTCACAGAGCGGCTGGAGTCCGGGAACCGGCAGCGCGGGTCCGTCTGGTCGTACGGCGGCGGCACAGGACAGTAGAGGTCACGGTAGTCGTCGCATAAGGCCCAGCCGCCCGTGTCGCAGAAGAAGCGCGGCGTGCCGCAGTTTGTACAGCTCAGGGCCGGCGTTGGCGTGGGAGTCGGTGTAGGGGTCGGGGTCGGCGTATTTGTCGGCGCCTGGGTGGCTGTCGGGGTCAGGGTTGGCGTGGGCGTGGGCGTCGCCGTAGGCGTCGCCGTGTCTGTAGGTGTGGACGTGTCACCCGGGGTCGCGGTCGGGGTCGGGGTGGACGTATCGGTCGGTGTCGGTGTGAACGTGTCGGTCAGGGTCGGAGTCAGAGTCGGGGTCGGAGTTGGTGTACGCGTACGTAGCCTTTTCTTGAGCAGCTTCTGGCTGCATGACAGCTCGTGGTTGATGGTGACGCAAGAGTTGTTGCTGTTGTCTACTCGTGCTGCAGGTGATGGCTCCGTGGAGCTGATCACTGCCCCGAGCACAATACCAAGAAGCACGAGGACAATGCCGATGAAGCGGACAACCATAGCAATCTATCCTCCAAGTTTTTTCTTCGCTTCCGCGATCGCGATCTCCGCGGAAGTAAGTGCTTGTTTGGCTCCCTCAACATCAAGGGGGGATGTGCTGGCCGTCGTCGCTGTCGCTGTCACTGACCCTGTTGCTTCTGTCGTCGCTGTCGCGGACGTGATTGCGGCAGACGTGAAGACCTGTGGTGGAGCAGAGATCGGACAGCCAAGCGCCTGCGCCTTCCCAAGATCTGCAGAACTGATGATGCCATCTGCGTTCAGGTCGTAGTCAGGTCTGTACCGCGGATCTGAACGCCTGACGTTCAGGAGCGCGCTGATATCGCTCAGTGTGATCTGCCTGAGAAACCGCTGGTTGTTCGTGACGAACATCTCACGCTGGAACGGTTGCCAGGGGTTATCGAGTGTGAGTATGTGCGCCCACCAGATGGCTGTGCCGACTTTGATCTGTATCTTCCCCAGAGCCTGCTGATTAGCAAGATTGTTGAGGTCAATCTCTGGGTCGAGGAGAGGAAGCACGAGACTCTTGAGTGTCTCGCCGCCTCTCGTCACGTACGGGGGTGCGCCGTTCTTCCTCACAAGGGTGAGGCCAGCTGGGACGTACAGATCGAGATTGTTCTCGAGCACATGCACGAAGGGCACAGGGGAGCCCTCTGTTTGATCGATGAGCGGTTGCATGTCACGCAGCAGACAGTCAGTAGCGGCTACCACCTGCCATCGGTGGCATTCCATGCCCCATGCGTGATGCGTCTCGTGCCCGTCATTACCAGATAGCCCTCGTGCCTCCATATCTGGATACGTGTTGATGTTCGTGTAGCCAGGAGGATAGGAGCCAGTGACGATCTTGATGTAGTCGACGTTGCCATATGCTGAATGGCCGCGGTCTTCGCCGCGTGTCGCGCCCGGAGGCGCGGGCGTCTGCATCGTCGCACCACCAGCCCATGCCCCGCCCCACGAGTAGACGAAGTTCCATCTGTAGCAGTTGTAGGGCTGTGTCGGATCGCCCTCATTCATCGCGAGACCAAGCTCGTCTGTCGCGACGTTGATCAGTTGTCCGATACCCCAGAGTCCATACCTCGTGCCGAAGTCGCCAGGATTTGGGCCGAGGAAGTAGCTGTGAGGTCGCATGCTGCGGACACTATGAAACTGCATCCCCTCCCACGCCGTCCAGCCTGTTTGCCGAGCAGCGTGAGCGATGAACTGTTTGTGCGTGTTCTTCACAGCCTCCCACGCCTGGTCCTCAGGCCAGGTAGGTTGATCAGCAGGACGGATGTAGATCTTGCGGTTGGGCGCGATCATGGTTTGACGAACTTGCTCAGGTCGTTGAGCTGCTGTTCCAGTCTCTGGATACGTGCGAGCTGCTCTGCGTCTTGCTGTTGGTTCGTGTAGAAATCACGCGCGAGGGGGAAGAACGCACGCCCGAACTCGTTGATCTGTAGCGCGTGATTCCAGACGATTCCCGCGAGCTCGTTGAACTTCTCTTGTGATACACCCATGAGATCCTCCAAGATTCTTGCTCGTGGCCATGCAGGACCCGGACAGTGCGCACGGTTGATGGGATCGATCTGGAAGTGGCCAACGAGCATCTCGTCGCCTTCTTCCATTGGCATGCCAGCGGAAGCCAGCTCCTGCAGACACCACTCTTTCACTCTGACGCTTGACTCGATCTGCGCGTCTGTCCACGGTTGACTCTGATTGTTCTCATCCTCGTGCTCGATCGTGATACAGTGGCTGTTGATCACGTTGATCGAGCCAGAGATGAGAGCGTAGGCGCGCGTCCCTGCGTACGTGACAGGGAGCCATTGTCCGTACGCTTCGAGTGTGCGAAGTCGCGTATTCGACCTGTCGAACAGCCTGTAATCTCCGGACACGCCATTACCCCACGATGCGTCGAAGATGTTCGTGTACTGGTCGATCGAACCATCTCGTCCAATACCGAAGTGCACACCGACCCAGTTCTCGTGCCTCCACGTGTCGTCATCCAGTGTGCGCTTGTAGCCCCCCATCGTGTGGTCGACGAAGAACCACGGAAGATTACCACCCCGCGATCCCGCTGGATAGCCGAATGGCCCCTCGTGAAGATAGCCTCTGTGTTGAGTTGCGAATGGGCACCAACCGCGCTCTGTCACTGTGGCCTCTTGCCGAACAGGATCGCGATCACGGGACGTACGGCTGCTGCTGCAAGGGCGAGCGCATACGTCTCCCAATCGCGTTCATCAACCGGCATGGTCGTCACGCTGATGATGTATGCTGCTGCTCCATTGAGTGCCGCCCAGACGAGTTCTGCGGGGCGCAGCTCGTACTCGAAGACTCCGACTTCTGTGATGAGCTTCTTCAGCCAGTCCATGGTTTTTTCCTCCTTTTATCGACTACCTGCCTTGAAAGGCTTGGATCGCGACATTGATGCCGAGAAGTACAGCTGAGAATGCGAACGTGATCGCTCCAGTGATGAACCAGTTCCTGATCCGCGCGAGCTCTGTCCGCATCTCATTCCGCAGCCTATCGATGGAAGCTTCCAGTTCGTAGATGGAAACTTCGAACGTGTCCGCATCGTCTTCAAGAAGCTGGACACGGATTGGATCAGAGAACGTATGGCGCCGCTGTGTCCTGCTCTCCTTCGAAGACACTGGATGATTCCCCTCGTACAACCTCTTTTCTCTCCCCCCTCATACATCATGCATGATCGCGAGGAGTCAGTTCTCGACTGAGCTCCCTATCTCTTGGCCGAAAGCCGAAGCACAGCTGGGCCATATGCGATCAGGCTCTCATCCCCGGGGTCTTCTGTATACAGAGCATAGCTATAGTCCCCGGGGGGGATGAGCACCGCGCCTGTCGTTGCATTGACCGTATCCGTCGCGAGCACCCTGACCTCGATACCATCGTTCGTCACGGTATCTGCTGGGTCGAAGTCGTAAAGCGTGATCTGCCCCGCCGAAGACTTCTTCTGGAGGAGCAGTGTGCCATCTGCATCGTCGCGGACGTCGAACTGCAGCGAGTGGCCAGACATGTCCTTTGGCTTGTCGTCCGCGTCGAGTGCTCGCCACTGAAACGCGATATCGACTCCCGCGAACCACTTCTTCGCTGCATCGATCGGAGCATACTTTGCCATCTCTAACTCCCTTCTTAGCCTACTAGCACAGGAGGTGTGTACGAGCCCTCGCCAACGAACATCTCGGGCGTGTATGAGCCTACACCGACAACTAGCTTAGGCACGTAAGACCCTGTCCCCACGAAGACCTGCGTCGAGAGCGTGCGCATGACTTCAGCTGTGAGCGAAGATGTGCCGGAGAGTGATGCGCTCGTGCGCAGCGTGAGCACTCCGGCCGCAACGACCGTCGTCGTGCCCGAAAGCGTCGCAGCCCCAGACACAGTGTGTGCGACAGTGCCCGAAGCAGTGAGCTGTGACGTTGCTGTGACGGTGACGACTGCACCTCTGACGATGACAGGGGCGGCCGTCAGTTGGGAGGTTGCGACGAGCGCCGCCGAAGTACTGCGCGTGACAGCGCCTTGGGCAGTTACTGTTGACGTTGCGGACGCTGCTGCTGAAGCGGTATGCGCGATACTGGCCTGCGCCGTAACCGTCCCGGCCGCCGCGGCCGTCGCTGAAGCAGCGTGCGCGCACGTGCCGAAGGCAACGAGTGTTGATGATGCCGCGAGTGCTGCGGCTCCTGCACGCGTGACAGCCCCCTCCGCCCCGACCGTCCCGGCTGCCGTGACCGTCGCCGATGCTGCGTGCGCGACAACTCCCTGCGCTGTGATAGTTGACGTTGCAGCGAGTGCCGCAGACCCAGCAACGCCTCCGCCCCCGGGCGTCGTGACGGTGCCGTCTGCGACGACTGTCCCCACCCCTGAGAGCTGCGCCTGTGCGGCATGCGTAGCCTGTGCTGTAGCTACGACAGCACCGAGCCCCGCGAGTGAGGCTTGGGCGTGATGCGTGACGGCTGCTGATGCTGAACACGTCGTGGCACCCGAAAGCGACGTCTCCGCGGAGTGCGTGACAACGGCTATCGCTGATACTGATGACGCACCCGCGATCTGCGTCTGTGCTGCATGCACGACCTGCGGTGTAGGCGCGATCGTGCCTTGCGCTGAAACAGTTGCCGCACCTGACCGCACCAGCCCTGGTGCTGCGACGACTGCTCCCGCCGCCGCAAGAGCTCCCTGTGCGGTATGCGCGACAGTGGGAGTGAGCGTCAGTGTTGCAGTTGCAGAGATTGCCGCGGCTGCACGTCGTACAGCTTCTGCCTGAGCAACAAGCGCTCCCTGCGCTGTGAGTGCGGCAGCTGCGCCGCGTGCGCATACAGCGCTAGCACTGGCACTTCCTACGCCCTGGAGCCCAGCTTGAGCCCCACGCGTGACAGTCGCTGTTGCGACGAGTGCTGACGCGCCCGACAGGGCTGCATCAGCTACATGCGTGACAGAAGCTGTTGCCTGAAGAGTTGCCGACGAAGAAGGATGGCTCTCCGCAGTGTGAGCGACTGTCGCGTTCGTCGAGATCGTCGAGCTTGCAGATAGTACCGCATCGCCTGACTGTGTACCGCCTGCGGTCTCATCGAAGTCCAAGCCTCCGAACGTGTTGCCGCCGAAGACGAACGAGCCAAACGTGTTCGCAGAGCGAGGCGGAGGTGGTGGAGGGGCTCCTGCCCCCTCCACCAGCGACGCATCTGTGTCGATCCGCGCGCGGCCAATCGTACGTACGTTCTGGGGGACAACTGCGCTAACATCTCCACGGATAAGCGTTGGTGCAGATGCGTCAACGAGCGTCCCGCGGGAACCAGAGATCAGATCTCGGTAGCCTGACGCAGACGCTACATCTACATGGAAGACAAGCCCCTTCGGCCTGTAGTCAGGATCAAACCGTTTCGCTGCGATCGCAGTGATTTCTGCCTGCGTGAGCGCCCTGTTCCAGATACGGGCGAAGATGATATCACCGTCGCCCTTTCCTCCTGTCCAGTTGTCTCCGCCAAGGCGGACGCCGAGCCCTGACTGGTTTGCAGGTGTCGGGACATTGCTGTTCGTGCCTCCAGCAGTGAGCTTCCAGCCCTGATCTGAACGAGCATAGAAACTGGTCGCTGTCCCGCCCGGTGTGTACGCACACACGTACCAGACCCAGATGTTCGTCAGGACAGGGATTGAGCCGTATGGGCCAGTATCTTGAACCCAGAGTCCGTAGTTCGACCCGCCATCAGAGCCGAGATACCAGTTGTTCGCTTGTCCGTAACCGAAGATCTCCCCGAAGTTGGCCGTTGTCCGGAGGCAGAACATGATCTCGACCGTAAATGGGGTCGAGCCTCCGTTCGGAACGTTCGGAACTGCACCAAAATCGAGCCGGCTTCCAGACGATACGAACGAGAGCGCCGACACCGCACGAACAGGAGTCGGACGCTTAGGCATGTGCTACACCGTCTGCAAGCTGTGCGGTCGCATCTTCAGTGTGTTGCCCGATGCTGCCATCGCCTGTCCTGCGGAGTTCACGATGAGTGCTTTCCACAGACCTGGGGGCAAGACAATATCCGGCAACACGATACGCTGTGCCGACGTGACCGCCCGTATCTCGAACGCGCCAACAAACGCTGAGTTCGGAGGCGCAACGCTCGACGAGCCGTCAGAGAAGTTCGTACCGTCCGCTGCACGAAGCAGATAGAGATCGACAGTAGCTCCTGTTGAAGGGCTCACACCGAATGTCACAACAAGTTCAAAGTCGCCATACAGATCAGCAGCTGTCGTATCTCCACCAAACGAGGAAGAAAGTGCGCGTGCACCGCTCGCAAGGCTATTTAGCTCAGTCGTCATGACCGAGACAAGTGTGCCGTACGTGTTCTGTTTGATAATGGCCATCTCTTCTCCCTCCCCGCTCTAACTACGAGAACATCGGTGCGCGCAACTTCACAATGAAGCGTGGGAGCACCTTCGGAGCAGCGCCGAAGATCGGCTGCACAGCTCCCGCATCTGCAAGCGTCCCGCTAATCGATGTGGAAACCGACTGGAATCCATTCACTGTAGATGCCGAGACAGTGGGCAGTGCGTTGCCGACAGGAAGAGGAGGCCACGTCATGCCCGCGCCAGCAATCACGCGGTACGTTGCTGCCGCGCCCTGCGACACGCCCGAAAGCCAGTACCATCCCGGTCGAAGTAACTGATAGCAGTTAGTCGCTACCTTATAGCCTGTCGTTGATGTATCCACTTGCCCGAAGTCCGCGATGAGCCTTCCGGGCTTCGTGTGCGAAGAGTCAGGATAGTAGATTCCAAGACGACACTTTCCACTCGCTATCGCTGTCGTCACTTCGACGCCAATGCCAGTGAGAATGCAGAGCCTCTGGACATAGAAGGGAGCGAAGAACTGCTGGTTGAGTGTAGTAGCTCCTGTACCTAATGTTCCAGTAGGGACGAATATCCACTCGTCGTCCGCGATTCCCGTAATCCAGTCACGCGAGTACTGAGTCCACGCGCCCTGCACAGCAGCCATCTGGTAATCGACGGGCTTCGGCATGCGCGAAAAGGCACGGTAGATGTGATCAGCATATGCAGCATGGCCAAGATTGCTAAGATGCAGGCCGTCGGTGTGCATCCAGTCAGCGGCGCCGAGCCAGTCATCCGTCGCATGCGTCTGCTTCGTTGACCCCAACGCACCACGCAGTAATGTCAGTGTGTAGTTCGGGTGAGAGCCAGAGACAGCCTGCACGATCATCAGTTCGGGCGCAGTCGAAGTGTAGCCTGCGGCAACGAGTGCGCCAACAGTCGGCGCCCAGGCGCTACTGTTCGCGATGAACGGGACATTTGCCGTTGTCGTATCCGTCGCGTTCATCGTAAATCCAGAGCCGCCGATCTTACCTGCCCGCTCATGCGATGGCGTCCAGACATCCGCGACCTGTACCCAGTTGCTGCCGTCTGATTCCGCAAACTCAGCAACAACGGAGGTCGTTGCGTAATTGAACCAAGTTGGGTTATTTGGATCTCCAGACCAGGCAGCAATCGAGAAGCCCGCACCGTTGTTCTTGTACTCATACTCATGGACATTCGTCACAACAGTCGGGGGAGG